ATTTCGGTGAGAAACAAAATGAAACATTGCGCAATGCTTGCACAGAGGTTACTTCTGAAGATGATTCTGACGTATGTAATCTTGGAAGCATCAATCTGGGCAACATTAAGAGTTTGGAAGAATTTACAGAAGTGGTTGGATTGGCAGCCAAGTTCCTCGTTTGCGGGACTCTCCGTGCAGATTTGCCATACGAGAAAGTATACAAAGTTAGGGAACAAAATCGTCGTTTGGGCCTTGGACTCATGGGAATCCACGAATGGCTCCTCCAACGAGGACAAAAATACGAAGTAACAGATGAACTCAAACAATGGCTTGCAGTATACCGAGACGAGTCTAAGCGATCTGCGGATGAACACTGTGATCGCTTCTTTATCTCACGCCCTGTCGCTTACAGAGCGATTGCTCCTACCGGATCAATTGGGATTCTCGCAGGGACAACTACAGGAATTGAACCATTATTTGCAGTGGCTTACAAACGCCGTTTCCTCACTGAAGGAACGAAGTGGAAGTACCAGTTCGTTGTTGACCCAACAGCACAAGGACTAATTCAGGAATACGGTGTTGACCCAAACAAAATCGACTCAGCCCTTGATCTTGCAGCAGACCCTGAACGAAGAATTAAGTTCCAGGCCGACCTACAAGATTACGTTGATATGTCAATCTCTAGTACCATTAACCTCCCTGCCTGGGGAACGAAAGAAAACAACGAAGACAGAGTTAAAGGCTTTGCTAAAACACTTGCTAAGTATGCACCAAGGCTCCGTGGTTTTACGTGCTATCCAGACGGAAGTCGTGGAGGTCAGCCGTTAACTCCAGTTCCCTACGAAGAAGCAATTAAACATAAAGATGCAATCTATGACGAAGTTGTTGACATCTGTGAATGGACTGGGCACGGTGGTTCTTGCGGCGTATGAGTAATGACAACAATCGCAGTAACTAAAAACCAGATTGCTTGTGATTTACAGATCAGCCACAACAGTGGCTACAAGTTTAAAGGAAAGACAAAGTTATATGAATTTGAATCTTCTCTCGTCTATCCGAAACCGTTTTGTGTCGGTTATTGTGGGAACACAGATGCGGTTGTCCCTGTTCTGGACTGGCTTGTCAACCCGACTACAAAGCCTCCGAAAATTGTTTCAACGGAATTCCTCGTCTTAACCAGCGATCATAAGATTTACACATTCAATAGTCCTAATGATTGGATGCTTGTAGACCAACCCATCTATGCAATTGGTAGTGGTTCTCTACTAGCTATCGGAGCAATGGAGGCAGGAGCCTCTGCCATTGAAGCTGTAAAGATCGCTTCCAAGTATGATCCTTCCACTGGAATGGGATTCAGGAAAGTAGACTACTAAAAGAAAAGGGCCCCTATTGGGGCCCTTTTTATTTGCCTAAGAACATTGCTTGTTCTTTAGATCGTCTATTAATTAAACCATCCACTTTCTTTCCATTATCATAAATCCATCGACTGAACTGATCTGCTGCTTCCGCATACAGCATCATATTTAGTAGTTTAAGCATAGTAGACTTCTGGAAAGCATCTGCACCCACGTTGTACACAAAGCACACTAGAGCATCGAATTGATTCTGTTTTAGTGGGACGTGTACGTTCTGATTGATGCAGGTCTGTGCCCAAGTAACGTCTAACAGGAGTTGATGCTCAGCCTCTGGCTCAGTAATTGTATCTCCCATCTTTACAGGAATACCATTAACTTTGGTACTTCCATATCCGATAGTAGGAACACCTCCCGTGTCTAGGTAGGCTTCGTTCCTGAAACCCTCCAACTCCTTTAGAAGTTTTACACCGTTGTAACTGATTTGCATTATTTACTTCCTTGTAATTCTTGCTTGAACTTTGACATCTGCTGAACATTAAGCATAGATGCTCTACGCAGGAACTCTCTCTGTTCTGAGGTAGTAGCATAGTCCTTGAGTTTGCGTTCTAGATCACGACTGAATGTATCTGCTCCACCAAAGTCCACAGCGTACATCTGAGCAAACTTGTCCATAGAGGCTTTATCTCCATGTACCAGTGCATCAAAGTAACGGTCCATAGCAGACTCTTGTGCAGTTTTTTGCATCCTGGTATTCTCATTCATACGATACATGATATCGTTAGTACGGGCTTCACCAAGATCGCGCAGACCTAATGAACGCTTGAATTCTTGGTCAGGAGTTCTTGCTACTTGTCCTTGATAGGAACTAAGGTCAGAAGCTCTTTGATAGAGTTGTCTGCCTTCAGCATCCTTCATAGGTTGACCAGTTTCAAGATTCTTGGTCTTAAACACATCCCAATGAGTTTCCATAAAGCCCTTCATCCATGGGGTACCTGATACCCATAAAGCTTGAGCAATATTCTGCTCAGTAGGATGGAGCACAAACTTGGCCTGACTCATAGCTTCCTTAGCATCTAAAGTCATCGGGAAGATATCTGCTAAAGGATGTCCCGTATTAACAATACTAGTAGAGAATCTAGTAGACATATTGACACCAGACAAAGCACTCATAGGACCATATGCTACCCAATTTGGCATATTAGCAGCAATGGCTTCTTTAAGACCTCGCATTTGACTAACTTTATCATATGCAGCAATAGTGTTGCGACTACCAGCCAGGAGATTCTTTCCCTGTTGGAATAAACCATCAGCCTCGTTGACTCCAGGCATATTGTTTAAACCACCGATCATGAACTGAACCCCAAGGAAAGCTAATAGTGGAGTTACAGTCCCCTTAGCTGCCAGTCTACTCATACCACTCAATTGATTAAAGTAGCTAAATAGGAAAGACTTCAGAGGGATTGTTTGCTCACCTAGTGCACCTAACTTATTAAACATCATTGGTCGCTCTGAACGACGGAAATCATTCATTACAATATTAGTTAAGTCTTCGGCTTTTTGAAACAATTCTGCTTTAGAAGCATACTTTCCACTTTGGTCTAGGTGATGCACAAAAGACATGAATGCCGATAAGCGACCAATCTTCTCAGGGACACTAAGAGTAACCCCAAGGGTATGACGAACCGCACTCATAGCCTTACCAGTACCAATAGCCTGGTTCTCATCAAACACATCATGGGAAATAATCCCATTGTCTTCAGCATACTTCAGAGCTTCTTTACCAATAGAAGTCATTGGCATGTTGGCATCTTTACCGGCTAACTCACCATAACCGTGCTTAATCAGTCCTGAGAAAGTATCTCCTAAAGACAAGGCAGTAGTCTTAGCCATATTATGACTAATCCCTTCCGTTGAGAGTAGTCTATGGTATGCAATACCAAAAGCAGCCTGAATAGGAGCAGCAATCATATAACCTAATGAGCCCCCTAGAGTCTGAAGATAGAACATCGACTTCAGATTATTAGTTGCTCTATAGAATGTAGAACGTGAAGTACCAAGCATTTCTGCCACATTAGACTCTAGGGCAGCAATCGCTCTATTAGTTCCCATACCAAGGGCGTTTTGAAGATACTGGTGAGCATAAGCTACATTATTTGGTTGAGCTTTTTGCACATCAGGATCAGCAAGAAACTTTTTGATTTCACCCATAGCTTGTTGAGTTTCAGACCAACGGTGAGCATCCTTCAGGTAGGCAAACTGTTGCTTCACCAATTCGGTGGCTTGTTGCTTCTCATTCTTCCATGGTTGATCTCCAATGAAGCCCTTGACATTTGACTTATTAAGAAAGTGCTTCTTGGTATTCATGAAGTCATAGGCTTCATTCTTCATATGCTCTTCCATAGCAGACTGAATAGCTTCTTTCTTTGGGCCATCAGGCAACAAGTCTACAAACTCTTTGTAGGCACTCATAACATCCCGAGCAGAGTTTGGGTCAAACGCTGACTTACGATATGTCACTTCTGCTTTAGAAAGATCAAGGTCTTTAGCAAAGTCCTGAGACTTTAGATACTCAAGAGCCTTGTTAGCAGACTTGCGGGATTGTTCACGGATATACCATTGGATACGTCCTTCCTTATCATAGATAGGAACATGCCAATCACCAGCCCAACGAGAGGCTAGATAAGCATCACGAGCTTCAATAGGCTTCTTACCGAAAGCAGCCCGACCTTCATTTAGCTTCTGTAGAGCAGCATCGAAGTTCTTCCGAAGAGCTTGATGTGCTTGAATTGCACGGTCGGTCATACCATTTTCTCGGAGTTGTTCAACTGTGTGGGTCTTGCCATCAAACATTTCACGTTTGAGCACAGTAGCTACGTGGGAAAGCTCCTGCATGCTTAGTCTCTTGAACATCTTCTCCGTAGGAACTACTAGATTACGGATAGCATATTCACTACGCTTCATCGCATAATTGTTCCAGTGGTAGATTCCTTCAATCAAAGAGGAGCGAATCTTCTGTGCTGTGTTAAGAGCACCAGATTGAATTCCCTTGATTAGATTGGGACCATCCTTTTCCCCAAGAATACGTTGCTTGAGGTTCTCGAAGACTTCAGGCTTAGGAATTACATCTTGTAATCCTTGCTTGATAGAAGAGTGGATGCCATCAATAACCTCACGAGGAGTTTTTGGCAAATCATATACGTCATCAATCTTCTTGGTTAGACCAGAAGCAAAGTCAGCGATAGCATTTACAGCGGACTTGGCGACATCTGCCGCAGCCTTGAAGGACTTTACAGCCCCATATGCTAGGTCGGTTAGGAGTTGTGAACTGCCACCTTGTTTGTTGTAGTTGCCTCCACGGACGCCTTCAATCTTTCCGTTTTGGCTTAATCCGTTTTTTTCAAAACGATCCCACATGGCTTTGCCAGCAGCAGTCTGAGTCTTTGAAGGAACCACATCATTACCCATATCACGAGCAAACTTGTATAGTTCCTTGGCAACCCCAGGTTCTGAAGACTTGACAAAGTTAGCTTCTAAATTTCCCTTTTCTGGATCAAACCAGTTGGTAGAGCCAGCACGAAGCTCACCCACTACCCCACCTTTACGGAGTGCTTGGATGACGGGGCCATTCTCAGTGCCTTTAAACACTAAGCGTAGGCCATTAGCAAGATCACGAATACGTTGGAAACCTTCTTCAAAGCCTTTTGGATTAACCCAACCACCTTGCTTACCACGACCCATCTTGGCAAGTGGAGAAGGACCACGCCCACCAAATGAATACCCGTTAGCTTCAGATACAGCTTGATTGAGTTCTGGAGAAGCGTTTAATTCACGACCCACATGATTGGATGGTTGATCCCATGGAGGCATTTGATCCATCGCCTCAGTCATACTACGCTGTTGATCTAGAGCAGGACCAAGTTCATCACCCCACAGATTACGCTGTAGAGGATTTTCTAGGTTTTGCAACTCCATGGAAAGGTCGGCACGAATAGGCATCCGTGTTTCAGCATAGGTGCCATCAGGTTGTAACTGGCGTACAATATCCTCTCTCATGTTTGGCATGCGAGACATAGGATCATTGTTTCCATAGTCTTCAACAATACCCATTTGTTGACCACGTTGGTTCAGTTCTTGGGTTCTACGAATAGAATCTTGTAATTCGGCCAGTTGTTGTTGCTCAATAGCAAATTGTTCACGAGCACGGGCGTCTGCCAAACCAGCAGGTTCAGCATTCTCAAAGCGTTGCCTCTGAGCAGCGTTCTGATCCAGTGAGGTTTGACGAGCTACTTCTTGTTCTAGTGCTTGTTGACGAGCTTCAATTGCAGCTTGTGCTTGATTCTGGACACTGGCTTGTCTTGCAGCATCCACCTGATCTGTAGGAACCTGATTACCTTGACTATCCACATTAATGATGTCAGGAGTTTGATCTGGAGTTCTATTAAGGACAGCTTCTAGTCTATCAGCAGTTTGTGCATTCCGCATCTGGTCTTCAGCACGAGCTTGATAGAAATTTGGTGATTGTGGGTTATTAAAATCATCCCAAGGACCAGAAGATTTCTCCGCAGATTTTTCTAATCCTGCTTCAAATTCAGTTCTAGGAGCAGGAGCTTCCTTACCAAGTCTAGCACGAACAGCATCCACCCCTGGCATAGCCACAGGAGCCATCGTGCCATGTACCATACCCGCAGGCAGTAACCAATCATTAATGAAATTACTGGCATTGTTTAGATACTCTTGACCCTCTTTAGTACGGGGTTGATAAGTATTAGCTTCGGTAGATTGTTGTGTGATATCTCCCTCATAGTTGGCAAACTCAGGAGTACCAAACTTATAAGGACTACGTGCAGCATTTGCAAAACCTACTGCCTGTCCATATACTGACGCAGGAATATTAGTAGCAAGAGACAGTGCGGCTTCACCTACACCTTTAGCTTTATCTAGAATAGAAGAGTTATCTTCTGAGCTACCCCCAGAAGAGAAATCGGCCCATGGGCCGTCTTCCGATTGAAAGTCTTCCCATGGAGCACTCATATTAGCTTACCTTTTCCCAATTGTTTTTATCCCCAGGGTTACCACCCTTGAAACGATATCCTTTACGCACTTCACCCACTTTAGGCATCCCAGATGGGGTGGCCTGTGGAGCAGGAGATTGTGGTTGACCTGCATCCAGTTGTACTGGGGCAATACTAGGAACACCAAGCCCACCCATATTTGGTTTAGCCTGATTACCGGCAGTTTGTGCTGCTAGTTTGGCATTCACCGCAGGAAGGTTCTTTTCCAGAAGCCCTTGATAGTATTGTGCTGATTCCTGGTCACCAGAAGCAGTGGCTTGCTGCACGGCACCACGTAAGAGAACATCACGTTTAACAGGGTCACCTTCTAACATGATTTGAGTGTCAAGCCCTTGGTTATAGCGGTTCTTAAATCTACCGGCATCAATCTCCATCTTCATTAGTTGCTGCTGATTCTGGCCTTGAATTCCAGCCACACCATAGGCACGTTGAGTTTCAGCGTCTTCCCTCATTTTGGCAATTTGAAAATCTTTGAGATTAGCCATTCTCTGCAAGCCAGAAGCACGGGTTTGTGGGTCTGTGGATAAAGCGTCATTCTGGGCATCATTAGCCATCTGTGCAGCTTGATCGTCGCTGATTTTGCGATACAAACCATACATTTGAGCTTTTGTTTCAGCATCAAGAGGAACACCAAGCCGAGCCTGGAATGTTCTAGCAGCGTCGGCATTCTGTGTTGCTTTACCTTGATTGGATAGGTCTTGTCCTTGGTTTTGTAGTTGTTGTTGTTGGACTAACAATGGAGTCAGTTGCTGGTAGCGTTGATTCTCCATTTGCTGTGCTTGAAGGTTTTGTTGATTATATTGTTGCTGTAGATTCGCAGTATTTTGTGCCATGTCCCATGAACTTGTATACATAGGACCGAAGGTATTTACTAAATCCTGCGGACTAGCCATTGGGCCGGGATAGGGCATTTAATTAACCTCCAAAAATAGAACCAAGACCGGAGTACCCACTATTAGGATCATAAGAGAAAGAACCAAGATTCAATCCATTATCACCAGAACCCATTCCAGAAAACGGGTTAGTTGAGCCATCATAATTCATTCCATCACCAAAAGAACCTAGATTCAAACCACCCTCATTACTTTGACCTCCGCCAAATAAGCCAGCTAACCCAGGGATATTCTGCTTCATCCAAGGCATTGCAGTATTTTGCATGAAATTACTGTTCATGAATTTAGCACCAAGAGGCATAAGTTGTTGAAGACCTCTGGTACCATAACCAAGTTGTGCCATTTGAGCATTATAAATTGGTTGGGCATTACGAGACATTAAATCTGCAAGACGTGCTTGTAGTTCCACTTCTCGTGGACCATACTGACTTCTACGACCAGCAGCAGCATCCTGTCTCATTAGTTGTTGTCTGAGGGCTTGGGCATATGGACTATCTTGCCCATACATACCACTTAAATTATTTACAAAAGCATTATGGACTTTATTATTCTGGTACATTCCATAAAGAGTACCAAGACCATTTACCAGATCACCACCAGATAATCCTGATCCCATTATTCCACTCCCATTATTGTCATAAGCATTACTCCCCACATTGTAAGCAGTACCAAGTCCAGGGGATACAGAATTAAGGGCAGTTGTTCTTCCTGATCTTCCTAAAGCTTGTCCAGCATTTGTAGATTCTAATCCACCAAAAGTATCTCCAGTATAAGTGCCAGTATTGGTTAGGTAAGTGTTCCTACCATAATTAACTGTATTTGGGATTTGACCTCCACCAGCGTAAGCCCCACTAGAATCTAAGCCACCATTTGCTAAACTATTATAATATGCCTGCGAATCCGCCGCCCCTAAAGTACCAGAAGAACCCCCCATGGCATCTCCAGTTGCTCCTCCTGAGCCTGCTGCATCACTTGCCCCGGCGCTACCCCCTCCTGCGGCACCTCCAATAGCTGCACCAATACCAGAACCAATTAGTGCCATTGCACCAGCTTGGATTACTTTTCCAGGCCATCCACCCTTATCATCAGCCCATCCAAATGGCTTCCCTTGTAGTTGTCCTTGGTTATTAAATGCTGCTAATTGGGTATATCCATTCCCAGGCCCTCCTATATATAATTGTGGTAGACCAGAAAAATCATACTGAGCAGGAAGACTGGCATCGTTATTGGTCGCTGCTTGAGTCATTGTGGGATTTAGTCCCATCTGCTGATAAATACTGGCTAAAGAACTTTGATCCCCACCAAGACTATTCCATGCCTCAGAGCCCATTGGCTGCCAATTATATTGCCCATATGTTTGAGAAAACAAAGAGTCTGAGGGCATCTGATAGGATTGTGGGGAATCAATAGAATTCCCATTTTGGTCATACCCATAGGATGAAGAATAACTATCTTGCCATGGAGTATACGTTGACATATTATCTGCCATTATATTTCCTTATGCTAATGCCACAGATTTCATAGTACCTCCATCATTCACCCACAATTTTACTGCTCCGGTGGATGTATTCTTGTATATCCTTCCGTTACCAGCAGTGATATCCGATGTGGTTGGGTCTCCGGCTTTTGTCGCAAACACTTCTTGCCCACTGAAAGTCGCTGTGATAGTTCCAGCAGAAAAATTACCAGAGGCATCTCTTGCTACAATAGTAGAAGCTGTGTTCGCATTTGTGGCATTAGAAGTAATAGTTGGGTTACCAGCCGCACCTGTGGGGTTAGTCACTGACAGCCCCGTACCAGAGACTGCAATCGATCTAGTGGCTGAAGAACTTGCACCAATCCGAACTGCAAGACCTACACCAGACAAAGAGAAGAATGGTGTAATTCCAGTTACTTGAGCAGTAGTAAGATGCTGATAGTCAGTAGCCGCACCACCTTGAATATTTTGTAAATCATTATGGTTTCTTGTCTGGATATCAGTCAGGTTTGAATTAGTAAAATTAAGATTTTTCCAAGTAACATTAGTGGCATTATTAATCGAATATCTTACTTGTTTATAGAACTCAATCCAAGCCCATTGATTTTGTGGAGTAAAATCTGCTGGAGGAGGTGGAATAATATCAGCCATCTTATGTCAACAGTCCAATAGTTCTAAGTGCTTTAACCACTTGTTTGATTGTGTATCCATCAAAAGTACTAGCATCATTCACTGCTGTACCAGCATTTGCTACAAAAGTAGCAGCCGCTCCGGCAGTAGTAGCCCTAGCAACTGGTGTAACTCCATAAAATCCGATCAAGCCTCCTGTACTTTTGCCAATATGTGTACCATCACTAGCAGCAATTACTTGAAGATTGGCATCTGTTTCTGTATCACCACCATAAAGCAATCCAAGATAGCCCCCGCTTGCCCCAGAAGCAATTACTGAACGGCCCCCTGGGTTCCCCATCTGCATACGGAAGACACCCTTACTATACCAACCAGCATTCGAGCTATTTGGAACATTTAGTTGGGTTAGAGTTCCATTATCAACAATCTCAGTATCATTTACTGTGGCAGAATCAATGCGATTATATACAGCCCCGGCTTCAATGCGTAATTTTCCAGAAGCATTTCCACTATCAAAATCCATTCCAATCACAGAATTGTAGTTAGCTCCAGCACCATTGATTCTTAGACCACAACCACCATTGCTTTCGACTGTACCACCTACCAAAGTATTAAGAGTGGCATTTCCGATTCGCACTCCATCATTACCATTAGATTGGGCTACACAATTAATCCAAGTACCAGCATTTGCATTTGGTAATGTCGGAGACACTTGGTCACTAATATATAAACCAAATCTACTATTATTGTTCAGACGACAATGTGATAGTGTCCATGAATTTGCGTTTGTGCCACTATCCAGGCCGATTCTAACACCATCGTTCCCCATTGAAAACACAGATACGTGATCCAGCGTTACACTGTTGGCCGAAATTTGAATACCATCGCCGGTATTTCCGGTGGCACCACGAACAACTAAATCTCGAATTTTTGCAAATGGAGAAGTAATATTTAGAACTGCTGTTGAAAGTGACCCTGACTTGATAATCTCTGTGCTTCCAACATTATTAGAAGCTTCAGCCGCTCCGGCTCCAAAAATATCAATATGCCCTGTACCAGCGGCAGTTAGTTGAGAACCAACCAGATATCGTTTTCCTTGACGAAGAGCGATCCTTCCTCCTACAGATGGGAGGGCATTAATTGCAGCTTGAAGAGCCGCAGCGTCATCAGTTCCTGTGGTACCATTCCAATCCCCTTTGGCGCCGAATTGTTCTGCATAAAATGTTCCTTGATGAATTAGTTTCCATCGCCCGCCATCTGTAGCTACAATTATACTTCCACCATTGTCAGAGCTGGTAGTATCAGAACTATCATAATAATATTCTCCATGCCCACCATCTCCAGGGGTAGAGTATCCCAGTGTTCTCGCCCGAGTAAATCTAGTTTTATCTAGAGCTTTAAGAGCTGTAATATTTGAGACACGTTCATAAGTAGCCACATTGGCATCATTCAACCAACTAGAAGCTACAGTAGTTCCAGAAGTAAAAGTAGTGTCAGCCATCAATAATTTCCTATTAATACGTCAATTTCAAATGCAGTGACTCTTAATGGGTAATTATCAGCATATGAAATTCTAAATGACCTTGTTCTAAATTTTCCTAATTGTCTGGCACAAGCCAGATCATTAAATACATTGACTTGAACTGGCCCAATGCTACTTGCCCAATCATCATCAGACCAGTATACTGAACAATTTGATGCACCAGTATTGTTATATTTATCAGAAATCAATGTAAATCTATAACAAAACTTATTGTTTACAGTTTCAGCATCAATATCTTCTGTGGTATATGTGCAAGTAAAGTTTGATCCAAAATCATTATAGAGTGCTTGACTCATTAGGGTCATCGCAGATTGATTGGTAATTGCTAAATATTGGGCACCGTCGTACATGGGCCAAGAAGCTTCAATCTGAAGACCAGCACCATCTGATCCTTTCCACTCATACCACATCTTCTCGTCAATGTCATATACCCAAGTAGTTTGATTAGTAACTAGAACATAAAAATCATGTCCATCAATGGATACAATATAACCATCTCTGTTTAGATAAACATTACTCTTCATATTATCGGCTGAACCTACAGATTGCAAAGTTCTATCCACAATCTCATTGGAGATTTTTTGCACCGTAAAGCCGTCCAAAAGATACACTCCGATATTCTGGGAAGCATTTTGACCCACGAAGAAAATCTTGTCCCCAGCCTGGGCAAACCCAGTGACGAAACCAATATTTCTAAATGGGGCATCATTTCTAGACATTGGAGAACCAGTGGCATTTCCAGCATCCCAATAATACTCTGTAGAATTTGAACCCATTACAACAAGGTAATTCTTTGCTTTCACAAGCCGCACTGCGTAGTCGGCACTCATTTCTGCTGAGAAGAAGTTACCAGCGGTCCATGAACTTGGATTATCTGTATCGCAATTATAGACATCAGATGTTCCAGATTTAATCAAAAAGATATAACCATCAATATAAACAGGGCATGGCACATGGGGGACTGGTAAATCAGGATCGGCTACTTGAGTGCATGTAGTGGTCCCCCAATTGTCTAGCCACAAACTCTGACCATCAGTAATAACCACATATGCTGTATTATTACTTTGTAGATAAGAGCAAAACCCTACATACCCTGAAGAGGTAGGTAGAGTCGCCACTGTTCTTACAGTATTTCCTGAATCTGGTTTTACATTGTAAACCTTATTGTTTACAGCCCAATAAAAAGCATTCTGTGCAATATCATAAAAATAACCACGAATAGAATCAGTATTGGCATTTTTAGATAGAGAATACCCGCTGGCCTGTAGTCCCGGCCTTTTCTTTAATGCAAATTCAGGTCTATGATCTTCTTTTGTGATCCTATCGTAATAAAAATTAATCACATTCATATCTCTTTGGGTAGAGAGACTACCATAACGATAGAATGGAGAACCAAGAATAGGAATTCTAACTGTTCGTGGAATTTGACTATTAGGTGGTACTTGATACGCCATTATTTCCAACGTTTCTCTGGTTGAACATAAATACTACCATCCTCATCACCATATCCCTGGGCAGATTCCTTATACATCTCAAACTCTCTAAGGAGTTGTTGACGATCCATTAGAGGTAGACCATATTCTGGAGCAAGGCGAACTGCTAACCCATAAATCATTGCATCCATCCAATATGCTGGGAAATCCGGGTTATCCGTTGCGGATACGAAATCATCAAACTTCTTTTGTGCAACCACAGTAAGGGAGTAGGTAGTTGCTGATGTAGAATCAGGGGTAGGCCAGATGTTGATAGTATAATCAGTGAGAGTGGGAGTAGCACTCCAATGAACAGGAAGGCTCCCAGAAGAATTAGGAAGAGCTAAGAAATCATACCGTGATTTTTCCACCATTGGATATCTGGTGGTAGTTCCTGAAGTTAAAAGATACACCGCAGGAATCTTAATAGCGTTAGTAACAGTATAATTAGCGGTGCCATTGACCAGAGTGATTGGAACTTCAGTCCTCTTCCATAATGGCATACCATCTGTTTGTAAAACACGTAAAAGAGAGTTTAATGCAAGATTAGCATTAGTAAGTTGAGTGCTTGAAGCAGTTTGTCCATCCGCTAATGCTCCAATCTTTCTTAGAGCAGCATTAATAATATCATCCCGAGTTAGTACCCAAGAAGTATCTCCACTTGTACTCATGTTGTAAATGTCCCCCCTGGAATACTTCCTTTATCTGATAATGCTTGAGAATAGGTAATGGTCTTCGTGTCAGCTTGCATACAATCTGCTTCGCCTACATCGGCATATGCTTGCTTTCCATAAATATAACAAACATACTCTAAAGTGGAATTATCCTCACGAATAAATGGTGCAGCGATTCCTGTTTCACGTACTCTTATGTATTTTTGTGGGTGATCCATCTCATAGTCTTGTTCACAAACCATGAGGTTATCCCATCGACGTTTTAATTTATCAGCTTTAAACCGGAAGCCGCAAACATCGCAAACGGCGTTCCAGCTTCCTGATTTAAACCAAGTTTTCATGAATTAAAACGAGCCTCCACTTTTTCTTCAAACTTGTCTAGTCTCTTCCACAATTCATCTCTAAAGTCCTTGAAGTCCTCTTTTTTAAATGCTGTATCTCGAACTTCCTTGACTTCAGATTCAAGACGCTTGATGTTATCCTTTGTATTATCGTGAGCTAGTTTCATGAAATACATAGCAATAGTAAGTAAAGCGTTAAATCCAAGGGATGCCAAAGCAATGTACACATACATATCATCTCGCATTTTTTGTTGTTGGCACTTCAAAACCCCCAATAGTAGGAGGATTGTTGAACATAATTCCTGTTGCATCTCGTGTATTACTAGACACAAATGTACCAGCATGGTACAATGGGGATAATGTTGAAGGAACGTATTGGTTGTTCACAAGAGGGTTTGAATTAATATCACTACCTTTGGCAGAAATAGTAACGGTTGACCCCAATAATGCATTTGCTCCAGCGTTCCAATAAGCATTGGCAGTGATATTTGTATCCTCACTGTTTCCCAGAGTCAACTTCCAGTTTCCTGTAGTGTAAGTAGTAGAAGCAAAGGGACTAAGGATTTGCACTGTTACTTGGGTAGAACTCTGTTTTGAACTGATAACCGCAATACCAGTACCACCAACTTCTCTAATACCATAATTGGTAGAAAAAGTAGCAAAATCTCCAGCAGTAGAAGTACAAGTAGCATTCCCAATAGTTGATTGGGAAAGAGTGATGTTTCCAGTAGTAGTTTTATCTGCCACTGTACTATGTAGGATATTGTAAGTATTACTATGGAACAGATTGTTCTTAACTAGATTTTGTCCACTACACCACGAGAGAGCAACTCCAGCAACATAATTATTTACAAGGGTGTTATTAAACACATTGACATTTACTGAAAAACCATCTACTCCAATACCAACACCATTATCATAACAATAGTTACCAAAGATATTTACATTCTTTGCACAGTAAGTTCTGATACCAGCAGGAGGCTGTGTTACATAATCTGGAGCGTAATTAGCTACATAATTACCAAGAGTGCTATTGGATGAACTTCCATGACAACCATACACTTGATTGCTATAAATATCTACCTGAGAAGAGCCAGTTTTCTTCTCAGTAAATGCTGTATTAATATCTAGGAAGATTCCAACACCATCTGCTCCAGAAGTAGAGGCATTAAATGATACATTATTGTAAATTGAATATCCCTGGACAATAAATTGCATATTGCCAGTAGTACCACTATATTGTGTATTAGCATCTCTACACACATTATAAGCAGCAAAACCTCCAATACTTGTGATACTCATACAAGTATTTTGACAGTTTGTAATCTTGTTTCCAACTACTTGAATATCTCTACATTGTGCATTTGCTGTAGAGAAATTGGCTGCCTGGTTTGCTGCTGGAGTAATATAAATACCGCCAGCAGATCGACAATTAGAGATAGTATTATAACCAATATAGATATGATTAATTTCTGATGAAGCAGCAGTCGCCCCACCAGAGACCCCATAAATTCCATAATTGGCTTGTGTAATTACATTATTCGTTACTGTGAGATATTGAACATCATATACACCTTGGTCTGTGGCACCATATTGACCATTAATATTAATTGCCGCATTACCTGCAGTAGTTCCTGTCTGGGTAATAGTGTTACTGTCTACTAAGTTTCTACGGGAAGCTCTATTTGCTGCTGAAAAAGAAGCGGCTGATACCTGGATACCATTAGCCACAGCAGTAACATTATTGTTCTTTACGGTGCAATCATTAGTTGCTGCTAGTGCAATCCCTGAAGTGGATGCCCCAGTTGAAGTAACATCTAAGTTTTGTACATTTACCCAATTTCGAAATGTTACAGAAATACCATTTCCAGAAGCTACAATCTTTGGGAGGGGTTGTGTGGTATCATCACTACCATCACTGTTATAGTAAGAACCTAACCAGATTTGGGCAGTAGCAGAAGTGCCAGAAGCACCAACAGTTACTGTACCAATATAAGTTGTATTACGTTTTTGAAGATATGTATTACCTGCTGCCCACGTCACACTGCCCCATGAGTTAAATGGAGAAGCGGCCGTACCAGAGCCGTTTACTGCTGCGGATGGATCAATATAGTAGGTAGTCATAAATTAAACGTAAAGCAGAATGATATTTGGATTGGCGGTTGCAGTTACAGCAGTAATACCAGTAGTACAAATTACACCCATACCAGCAGCGCCTGCTGGTATAAAGGTACCAGATGTAGCACAAGAAGCAGTATCAATTAATTTTTGACCTGAGCCAGCAGTGTTATCATATACAGTAACTGTACTGGTGGCTACCCCTGTTACTACATATACACCATAAAGAATACCAGTACCATTTTTTACCACACTAGTAGTTTGCGTAGTAATAGGAAAATAAGAAGCAATTGCACCGCCAGCGAGGCGATTAAATTGTGAGAGTTCTCCTGCGGCAGCAGTCGTACTAATTTGACCACTAGAGTTAACTAAGACCTCTTGTACCTTAGTTCTATCTGTGTTTAGTTTGCCCTGAATCAGAACGTTTTGCATTAATTCCTCCAAAAAGAGGGGGACAAGCCCCCTCTATTAACGAACATACCAAATTAGAATAGTCCAAGGCCCGCCACTTGAAGAGGCAGTTCCTGTCTCTGCATACTTGGCAAAAATTTGCAGATCAGGACCAAGAGGAAGAGGCTCCACGTTTGGAAGAGATGTAGAATATGTACTAGTTGGACGAATCTTACCCCCAGCAGTTTTCACATCTTGTCCATTCACATACTCGTTAGAGTTTGCAGAAGTTGAACCAATACTGATTGTTGCTGTAGTACCAGCATTTGATGCTGGACCATTGATATCAATATCAACAATAGAAGCATCTGCAGGAAGAACTGCCTTTAGGGAGGCAGTAGTATCTGTGCGAGACACCTGGAATGCTTTGACTACCGCATCTTTATTGGTTGGAACAGTAACGGTAGGCCCATTACTATTGATTGGGACTAGATCAGTTGCTTTGAAACCCATAGTTTCTCCTTAAAATAGGGGCCGTTGCCAGCCCCTGTAACTATTAGGCACCAGCGGAACCGTAGATCGCACGGGGATCAGTCCAACCAAATGAGTAACGAGCGGTGGCCTTGAACTTAGCATTCTCGGTATCGAAATCGTTATCCATGTCGAACTGGTCAGCGCGGCGCTCCCAATACTTCAGACCATTAGGTACATCAGTACGGATGAACCAAGCATCAGTGTCAGTCAGATAATGGTTAACAACCACATCTGAGAACAGACCCATATCCTTCAGAGCATTGGTATCGTTATTATCGGTACCAACACGACCAGTGGAACCAAGGATACGCTTGGCTTCAAAGGTTAGCTGACGAGGAATAATGAGGGTCTTGGGACGAACTGAAATCAGCAAACCACGATCATTAGTGAAACCATGGATGTCAATAACAGCTTGCTCAAGGGCAGCTTCTGACAAGTCAGAGGCAGTGCCAATCTGGTTAGACCAAGTACCACCAGCAAAGTTGGGGTGAGAAGCATTAATCATGCTGACACCGTCACCACCAGTATATGAGCTGTTAAATGCACGGTTGTAAACATTAGCACCAACCACTTCCTTGGTTTGACGCATTGAGAACGCCAGACCTTGGGCCTTACGCTGACCAACTACGTCATACAAGTCATCTTCCATGATTTCACGGGTGATGACGAAACCAAGGGCATACACCACATGGCTATAGCGAGTGATGAATGCTTGACGCTCGGTATCATAAGTGATAGGAGCACCTTCAGACTTCTGAATCGCTAGACCAAAGCTGGTTACACCAACATCTTCTTCAAATGCACGATTTGATTTGTTAGTGTCGAAGAGTTTGGTATACTCTACTGGATACTCTGAGTAAGCCTTACCATACCAAGCATTAACGCCAGGCCATAGGGCTTTCGCAAAACTGGAACTATTGATAATAGCCATTGACTATCCCTCCTTAGACGCCAGCAGTACCGGTGCTAGAACCGTACTGATGGTTGTTGATTGTGACAAGAACCTTGCCGTTTGCGCTAGCAGGATCATTGTCGATTCGCTGGCTGAAGCCATGAACCTTAAAGGTTAGGGTAGCAGTGGTAGCCTTAGTACCAACGTCTACAGTTTCACCAGACATACCTGTAGTAGCAGAACCACCAGCATCAGCATGGTTGATATTCTTATTAACATCTGTAGCAGCAAGTGTACCGTTTGAGGTTTGCACTTCAAACACGACATCAGGTGAGTCAGCAACAAGAACATAACCAGCCGTTGAGGCAGCATGGAACACAGGAGTATTCAAGTTAGCATAGAAGTTAGCAGTAGGCATATTGCCAATACCAACAACCACACCAACAATAGCATCTCCAACGCTAGCCTTAGTTACCGCAGGAATACCAGCGGAATCAGAGTTGGCAGCGAGTTTGACTGCATCCCCAATATAGACAGCAGTAGAGTCTGAAGAGGGAATGTAGTACATATTGACTTGCCCATTATAAGCAGAACCATTTAGGTGCTTAACAGGACGAAAGCCATATACACGACTTACATTTGACATAAAATCTCCATTAAGTTAGATCATAATGGAGACTTTGGGCTTAATCTCGTTTGATTTCAAGTTTCCCATAAGTTCCATTAAGAGCTTCCTGTTTCATAGTATTCTCTACTTCATCAAGATGCGCTTGCTTGGCTTTTTGGTCCTCGTCATACCATTCCTTACGGATACGCATAACATAGCCCTTATTACCTCCGCCTACAGCAACCTGTGCCTTAGAGCCTTCGGGTGTAGCCTTTGAAACTCGCTTATCACCGACTTGAACATCAGCAGCATCAACAAGTTCATATCCAGCTTCCTCGAACATAGCGATACGATCGCCAATATCATTCACAATACGATACTCATAGTTGGGGTCTTTATTCTTGACTGTAAGAATATTGCGTTGTCCAACACGGGTACGGCTAACACGCCCTCTTGGGCTCTTTGCGATTGGTTCTTTTGGGGTCATGGTTTAAACTCCTTTGACTCGCTTCAGTTCTTTAATATACTCGGCTTCTGTCATAGCGCCGCTGCTTACGATCTTTCGCATAATAGTTCTTTCATCTTCACTTAGAGAATAACTCTCCTTGTTAGATGTATTTCCTGATCGGCTTGAACCTTCAGGGCTTGGAGGCCGCTTACGTTCAAACTTATGGGGGAATTCTTTTCGCACTTCTGCGTCAATCTCTTTTAGTGCCTGCTCCAGAGGATAACCACGAGCATGTAATTCACGACCCATTTGGTCTACAAATGCAGTCATTGCTCGATCCTTCTGATACCAGGTATTAGTGTCCATCCAGGCTTCAAGTGCTGGGGGAACTTGAGGAGCGACAGGCTTCTTTGCTTCTTGTTCAACCAGGGCCTTTTCTTCTTTAATTAGGTCCATTTGGCCTTCAAGTTCAAAAAACTTGTCAGTATCTCCAGCTTCAAATGCCTTACGGCGTTCAGCTTCTACAGCCTTAAGAGCACGGTTATACTCTGATTCCCGTACCTTACTATGATGCACTTTTAGTGCCTCTAGAGCTTCTCGAAGTTGTTTAACTTCCCGAGATTGCTTCTCAATCTTTGAGAAAAGTTCACCACGGCGAACAAATTCAGCAGCATCAATGAAGTCTTCTTCCGCACCTTCAAATTGGTCCTTTGGACGCCAACCTTGTTCTAGTGCTTTCTGCTCAATAGGAGAGAGTTTGACTTCTTGCTCCCGATGTTGTTCTTGGTTAACTTCTTGGTTTTGATTTTCTGTAGTCATTGGGCTTCCTTTAGCACTGCTACAACATCTTCATCGTTGATAGCGTAGTATTTATCTCCCGTATCGGGATCAATAAGCAACTTTCCTGCAAACTTAGCATAGGTAATAAAATCTCCTACCTTACACCAGTGTTCTGTTCCAAAGTCCTTCCATGCAGAAGGTCCAATCTGGAGTACAGTACCCTGGTCCATACTTTCCTTTGCACGACGATTATCATCAGTCTCTGCAATCTCAAGACCCATCTTTTTAAGTTCTTGATAAGCAGAGTTATCAGAAAGATAATCAATTTGCTTAATTAAAAGTCGGTGCCCACACACTTTAATCATTCTCTAGAGCCTCCTCTAAATCTGCATTTAGTAGATCGTTAATAGCAGCAATGTAGCCAGTATGGAAACGATCCTGTAGCGGGTCTTTACCTGCCTCTTGCTGTAGAATTTCGGTAATCACTTTTTTGCGATTCTCGAACTCTTGCTTTACCGCTTTGGTGATTTTGTGGTTTTGCCAGTCGCGGAACCACTCTTTAGCTGTTGATTCTTTAATTTTGCTGCCTCCTCTTGGTGACGCATACTCTGTTGATGTTGTTGGTCAGACTGAACCATTTGTTGTTGGTGTCTCATCATTTCACCTTGAATCTTTGCTTGATCCGAATGGTATTGTGCTGAGGCTTTGACGGCAGTCATTACTTGTTCATGCCGTTGTTCCATAGCCAACTTCATGGCTTCCATCTGATGTTGGAATATCTGATCTCGTTGTGCTAGATCAGATTTAAAGTTCTCATGTTGTGCTTGCAACTGGAACTTTTGTTGGTCCATCTGAGCCTTCATTTGAAGTTCTTGAACCTTGGGGTCTGGTTGTTGTGGCATCTGACCAGTTTGTTGAATTTGAGGATGCAGTAACTTATCTGCATTGGGCTGGTCTTGTGCCTCAAGAATACGTCTAGTGACTTCTACTGGATCAAGAGTTCCTACTGGTAGAAGTTCCATCAAGCCTTGTGCCTTCATCAACTTTTCAGTCTGGGTAGCAATGCTGGGGTCAGCACTTGGGCATACATCATACTGGTCTGGATCGAAGTCATCCTGCATGACGGGTTCATTATCTACCATCTGGTATTCTTGCATATCCAGATAAAGATTATTCAGTTCAAAAATCTTCTTGAACTCACACTTTAAACTACGATATACACGCTTGTAAACAGCGGTGAATACTTTCATACCTTGCTCAATGGTAGCCATTGTGGTAGTAGCTGGAGTATTTTGTCCAGGCATCTTGCCAACGAAAATTTCAGCTACTGAAGCAAGTTCCTTTCCTGAAGTAACCAGTTGGCCCATGAGTTCAAAGAGAACATTAGAAGGCTCTTTGACGGGTAGTGGAAGAATTTGTTTACGGAGATCATCAGAAGTAGTATTAACCGTCTTCCATTCTCCTGGGGTCCAACGAGACTCACCCATTTTCAACTTCAGACCTTTACCAAGAAAACCACCTTGTAGATTTGAAATTGTACCAGCATCAATAAGCTGGTTGATAATAGTATTTACAGACTCGTTAATTGGGGCCAGAAGTAGACCAAACCCCATGTCATAAAACCCACCATCAGGATTAGGAATAAAAGAAAATTTGGTGTAGTACTGGATAGGTTCGATCTTTTGGAGCTTACCCTTGTCATTTACTTGAATCCCCCTGTCATCATATCTTGCCACCATGCGTAGGACTTTACCAGTATGTCGTTCAAAAGTAATAACATATGGTTCTGAATATCCGTCACCGTCAAGGTCGTAGAACGTGTGTTGTTCGATGATGTCATATGGCGTGGTTTCATCTTGTTTGCCCTCTCTTTGTTGGGGCTCACCAAGGTCAATGTCCAGATATTCTTCTGCACGCTGACGCTCAATCAACCTACGCTTACTCATTGGAATAATCTCAGAAATTCGTTCAGCAGTATCTAGAGACTTGGCCCAATAGTTTACTACCACATTCTTAGGCAGAATCAATTCTGAGATAATGCTCTTTTTCAGTCCTGAGTAATATGTCTTCTTGAAGACTGTACCAACGATAGGAAGCATGACCAGGAGTTTATCCATATCATCTTCCCAACATTCCATACCATTCAAGAGTTGGTAAGACATATAAGTAGCAATACGTTCAGCCTTAGCAGAACGAAGACCTTGGGGGTCTTTGCCAATCACTTCCACATTTACGATATTGCCATTTGCAGGTACTAAGGAAGGATAGGCTCTTGCATTGAACTGCATAGCCGCAGTAGAGAGCAATGGGTATTTGACATTAGAAGCATTAACCCAGGGGAATGTCTTTTCCTCTTTTACTTGCAGAGCAAGCTTTGTCCACTCATCAAGATTGTCTTCCCAGGTAGAGCGGCTTTGGAGGTCATAATCGAATCCTTCTTTGCACTGATGGGAAATCTTTTCCAGTTCTACATCATCTAAATCAGCAGCAATATTAATACTTTCAATCTGAGATCGAAGTTTAGTAGCCGGTCCAGCTTGATCTTCCTGGTTGTCCAAGGTTTCTGTCTCGTTCATCGTAGAATTCTTCTTCCTCTATTTCCTCCCTGGAGGGAGCCTCGATTAGTTTATCTAACATCATTCCAAGATAAGCGAAAGCGTCAAATTGGTCATCATGACGGCCTCTGGGAAAGGTGCAACACTCTTCCTCAAACTCGTCGTACCAATCCGCATTCTTATCAAATCGCACGGCATGCGCTCTCATACGTGCTTGGATAGAACGTCCTCTAGAGATTTTATCCTTACCACCATGTTTAAGCATTTCGATACTAGGAAATGTGTTAGTATTTATCATTTCTTCTCGCAGGAAAGGCCCAATGGCCTTGGAAACCTGCATTTCCTCAATACCAATAGCATGTGGTTGGTATGTTCTTTCTAGAGCTAGGATGGTATCCACAATTTCTCGTCCATCCATTCGGTCTCGAATTACATCAATAACGTGAATTCTTCTGTTTTCATCTACTCCAGCAACCAAAAATACTGAGTAGTCAGCCCTATCTGCTTCAGATACTGCTAGGTCAGCAGTAATGTAGATATTGACGATTCTATCCCTGTCCTCATCACTCATTGGCAAGAAATCCTGCCGTTTTAGGTATGCAATCGACTCATCAATAGGGATATTTAGGTATTCTTGAGAGTATTTATCACCAATACCTTGGTCAATGAAGCTCTGACGTTCCTCTTGAAGACGTGCTTTAGGCCATCTTTGGGGCCATAAAATCTCAGAAAAATCATCTGTATGGGCTCTATACTTGACAGAACGCCATCCTTTGATTTTCTTCTCACTCCAAGTCTTCAATCCTGTTTGTTTTGTGTATCTTCTGTCCCAAACTGGAGGCATGAGACGCTCAAGCATGGAGTCGGTGTGGAGAATAGTTCCAACGTATCTGACAATACCAGAGACGGACTTACAGGGTAGGAGTGCTGCATAGAACCAGTGTCTGAACTTTTCTCGTCTGTCTTTGTTAAGTACGATTTCATCATTTTCCAGGTCATCACAGACGATTAAGTCCGGTCGTTTTGAGTCCCACTTAAGTCCTCGAACCTTTTGTTCTGAGCCTTTTGCTTGCACTCTGAATTTGTATCCATCATGACACATGACGATAATATCGTCTTCGGAGTCTTTGATGAATTCTCTAATGCCAAACAATTGTCGCAGACGTTCATTGTCATATAGTTCCCGTTTGATATCCCCAAGGAACTGGGTAGCCTGGGCAACGGTGTCAGAGACCAGAATTGCGTATTGTCGTTCCCTAAAGACGAGACAAGCCAATGTGTACGTAAAGCTAATAGCAGTGGATTTAGCATGGTTACGAGGGGCTGCAATAGCCACTAAAGGGGATCGGGGATCACAACACAGTTCCCACCATTCCATATGGCAGGCAGGAGATTCAACGGCTCCGTCGAAATTCTTTTGTAAGAGAGAGCCGCTGAAACCAGCAATAGTATCAGCGGTCAGTGCCATTATTGTTGAACCGGAGGAACCTTGACAGTTACATCATATCCATTTGCTTCTAAAAGAGCCTTGGCATCCTCCAACTTCTTTTGCTTTTGTTCTACCCAATTAAGGAAATCGTGTAGTTCTTGAGTAGCCAAACCATATTCAGTTGATAGCCACTGACGAGCTTTTGTAATAAATTCTAGCATGTTAATGTCCTGAGTTAATTCCTTGAAGTTTTTCAACGGTTCTATAAGCACCAAGTCCAAGCATTCCGAGGAGGATTGGGAGCATCTCGGTAAGGGATGCCGGTTCCAATACAATCGTGTAATGAGCCACAGCGCAGATAGTTTTTGCAATACTAATTCCAATCCAATTCCAAGCACAAGCAGCACCACATACCCAACCAATAAAAGGACGCCATCCAGCTACAAAAAGATTAGGATTAGCTGCCTCAGTCTTGTCAACTTCAATCTGCCCTTGTAAGGCATTCAATTGTCCGTTTAGAGCAGTAAGCTCCATAACGAACTCATTCTGCTGTTCTTGGGTCTTATCAGGAATCCACTTGGAAACTAGACTAGTGATACCCTGAATGGCAGAGCCGATTCCTGTGATATCCATTTTTACCCCTTCTTAGGATGATTCTTAAACCATTCAATCTGACCAAGGCGCTTTTCAGCTTGCTTCTTAGACATTGGTTTAGAGAGATTCTTGGTACCATTCTTGTTCTTTACAACGAACTTTCCACCTTGCTTTTTAATCACTTCATGCTCCCGTCTTTATTCCGGCGATACGACCGATTGCGAGAAGCAGAAATAGCGCGCAGGTTTTTAGGAGTCGTTTTACCGCCTTTACTAAGAGGCTGAATATGATCCACGTCTTTACCATCACCCTTGTGAACCTTCCCCGCCTTCATCATCAAGGCTCTCGCTTTGTTCCTCTCCTCCCTCTTCTTCACCACTGAGGGTTTCGAGTCGTACTTCGCGTTCTCCTTCTTGTAATCCCTCTTCCCGTTTGTCATATACGGCATCTTCAATAACCTCCGTAGCCTTTACGTCAACTGTGCGTTTAGCATTGAACTTGGCAAACTCAGTTGCCAGGAACATCAGTTGATCTTGAATGGTTTGTGTTTGTTGGTGTTCGATTTCAGCAGCGGAGATTTTCTCCAGTGCTTCCTGACGTTGCATCAGGTCATTGGCTACTTTGGTAGCAGTGAGGGCGGAAACTGGTACTCTATCGAGTTCACCAGTCTTGCGATTGTAGTGGATATCCCCGTTCTCGATACGATCCTCTACAGCCTGTAAAGCCTTGTCAACGATCTTGGAAAGCTTGGAATTGGTCTGGAGTCGTCTAGAAGCCTTGATTTCAGCTTCCAGTTCCTTCCACCAATCCTGGCTTTTCCAGAGCTTGATATTGGGATAACTCACACCTGTGATGGCAGCAACCTGCCTCAGATTCCCTAACGCTAGGTAGTGGGTTACAGCCTCAATCTTCTTCTCGATTGGGTAGTTCTTTTTACTGTCCGCAGGACGTTTTAGGTTTGTTAGTCGTAGATGTTTATCGGATAGGTTCATATCAACTCTGAAGGAATGTTCTGTGTGGAGCGGGCAGCGAGACTCGAACTCGCACCGTCGGTTTGGAAGACCGGCATGCTGCCATTGACACCATGCCCGCATGACCAGCAGCAGGCGATCAACCCTGCTGGCTCCTCAAGGAGGAGACTCAAAGCCTGCTTTTATGCAGGATACTCATTAATGGGAGCGATCTGAAAGATCGTGACCAATAGAGAAAGCTTCTCATAAAGAGAAGCATTACTAATATTATAACACAAATAAAAGCAAAAGTCAATACTTTTGCTAAATAATTTTAAAAAAGTTAAAAAAACATTAAAGACTCTTGACAAAAAGAGTCTTTTCTGTTAAAATAAGATTAATTATTATATAATTATATAAAGGACTACTTTATGTAGTCCTTTTATTGTATTTATTCTTTTCTTTCTTTGAAAGAGATTGTAAGAGAAAACTTTCTTTCTTTACAAGGTTGTAATGCTACTTATGCTTCCTAATGGGAGCGATCTAGCGACCCTAACCGATCCGAAGGCTTAGGAAGGCCCCTAAAAGGGCCTACAATCAATTTTCTAGGGTACATGGCTACCCGTCTATAGATTAGCCTATTTAAAACGCTCTAAAGGCGTTTAAATCGTTTCCCCAATGTTGACTTTTGAAAATTACTAGTAGCGATACAAACAGCATTACGCGATTTTCGTACCCCAGAAGTTTTCCCCCCAGGGGGTCTTAAAAATAAAGCACTCCCTTAATTTTTAAAGGGATTCTCCTGATTTATGCAGAAAATGGCCTTAAAATGGCCTAAAACTGTGTAAAATACACTAAAAATGGCCCTTTCGATGGTATGGTATTTTGAGTGATTTTGATAAACATTCCTTTATCAAATAGTTACCATCAGATATACCCGACTAATAAACCCCCAGTCTTAATACCCTTAGAACGCATTTAAACACCCCTAGAAGCGTTTAAAACAGGGGTGTTAATACCCTGCTATACCCTTCCTGATTTAAATCGCTCTAATACACATTGTAATTATTATTAGGGTTAGTACCTAGACTACCAGACAGGAACGGAGCGAAGGCTGTTACAATTAGTTACATCTGTTACACGCACGTTACAATTACCTGGGGTACACTATAGGGGATTGGATAAGGGTAAACCCTATAAGATTGTTACCAAGTTTTACACTTTGTGGCGGTTTTACAACGCATTATCATGTTGTAATCCAATCATCGCCTAGTGACTAGCTCACGACAGCGCCCAGGGGCGAACACCTGGGAGGCGATACCCGAAGCTAGGGCTATGTTCTAGCAGGCAGTGCAGCGCGAAGTCTGTACCGGGTTCTTTAACAATTCGCGGGGTTCCCGTATAGGGGCGTAGTCCAGTGCTAAGAATGCCGGGAGGCATGCTGCCGCATGGATAAAGCCCACACTAACGGGCATGGCAGCATGTTGCGCACGGGTTAGAGCTTCAAACTTAAGAGAGGCGAGCGCCAGAAGGCGGACTAGTCAAGCTCCCTAGCGAACCCCCGTTTTGTCGGGTTTGAGTGAAGCAATCCGGCCGACTATTCACAATTTGTAATCTTCTGATTATGGATTGTGGGTAGATTGAACGGTCTTAGATTCCTTTGGGATTAGCCAAAGGCGTTATGCCCCGTAAGGGGAGGGTCTAGGGTCGTTCAACTTATCCATAACCCTATAGGAGGGTGAAAATGCGTTATGAGTCTGTAAAAACCGAAAAAGGTAACGTGGGTGTTAGCTACATTAGCCAAGCGGAAGCCGACAAACAAGCCGCAGTAATGGACGCTGCAGGCTGCACCAACTGCACCAACTGCACCAACTGCACCAACTGCACCCGCTGCACCAACTGCACCAACTGCACCAACTGCACCTACTGCACCTACTGCATCGACTGCACCTACTGCACCTACTGCACCTACTGCATCGACTGCACCTACTGCACCTACTGCACCAACTGCATCGACTGCACCTACTGCACCTACTGCATCGACTGCAACGACTGCAAAAAGCAACCAAAACAATTGATCGGGCTTCGCTGGATTGTGACAATTCGGGCAGAAGGCAGTATCAAAATCGGTTGCCAGGATCACTCAATTTCATTTTGGGAGCGGGCTTGTGATGGCACTATTTCCAAAATGGACCCGTATGCCCTTTATTTTTGGAATCAATACAAGGGTGTAATTCTCGCTTTGGCGAAGGGGTGACAATGCTTTACTATGTCCTGTTTCTCTGCGGCATTATCTTTGTGATAATCCGTAGTATCCATGCTGAGATGGATAAATTCGACGCTGAGTAACGCAGCGAATTGCACGGTTTAATACACTGTGTAATTCAGTGCGTTAGCACTACTGGCCTAGCAGTTCTAGGTGTTCAATGCCTATGCGCGAGAGTGCGCTAAAGGTTTGGAGCAAACAAATGGCTACTCGTTCTTCTGCCGCTGCGGCGGTCAAGGTTCAATCTGGCACTGCTACTCGTGTCGCAATCAACGGCGCGGCCGTGGCTGACGCCTATATCCGCACTATCGCGGAACAAGGCACCAAGCTTCTCAATTTCCTGAACGACATTTTCCAGATGTCGCAGGATGCCCGGAAGGAATTTCGGCTTGGGCTTAAGGCACACTTGGACAAGACCCGCGAGCAGATCAAGGGCATCAAGACCCAACGCGATGCTGCCCAAAAATCCGGTGATGTGGACGGATACAAAGAATTCAACGGTCAACTGAACCTGTTGCAAAAGGGGTTCGATTCTGCCAAGGTTCGCATCAGCGAAGCGACCACGTTCGCGCAAGCGGTCGATTCCGGTTATGCTGATTTCAACGTCGGCGATGGCTACCACAAGAGCATTGCCAAGGCACGCATTTATCGGCAAGCCCATGCCAAGGGTGCGGGGCAAGAGGGGGAAACCCGAGGCCGCAAAGCGAAGGCACCCTATGATGTGCTCAAGGCTACCGCTCTCAAGTTGATCGAAGAGGGGCGGATCACCCATGAAGAACTGGTCAAGGCTCTCAAGACCTTGGAAAAGGAAGTTAAGGGTGTGACGCAATCCGATGCGGGCAAGGCCGCACAAGAATGGCAAAACAAACTGACTGCCTCCAACAATCCTGCCCCGCGCGCCATCGGCCCGTCTCAACAAGTTGAACGCCGTAAGAACAAGGGTACGAAGGCGCAGATGAAGGCCGCAGGGGTTCCGACCGAACGCCGCACCCACGATGCCCCTCCCGTGGTGCAGTAACCCCAACAATTACAACGGATAATCAATCATCAACCGACAGCCCGCCTAACCCGCGGGCTTTTCTTTTGGAGTGAAGCATGTACCATCAATTCAAACCTTTTCGCGGGTATCAAATGGCAATGGCTCTCGTCAACGCCGCTATCAAGACCCCGCATCCTCTGTCTGCCACTGTGATTCAGTGCGCGCAGCGTAACGCGAAGTAATTCAATTAGCCACCCTTTGCGGTGGCTTTTCCTTTTCCAAAACCGAATAGGTGCAACCATGCTACAGGTAATCACATTCAACGATCGGCCGTATGCAAACCGCATGCGTGTATTCGCTGCCATGGCACGCAGTCACATTATGCTAATGGAAGATGGCAATTGCAGTCTGGCTCTGGTCCCCATGGAAAAGAATGACCGACCGTTTGATGCCATGGTGCCCGGATGCATGCCGTGTGAAGTAGATTGCACTGTGTATGCTGCTGAACGCTGGGACGTAGTGCAGTCTTTGCGCTGCGCTGGTGTTCTGTAGTGCTTTACACCGTTGTAAATGCTGATGATGGTAGGATATTCCTAGATAAAGGTAATGCTTTGGAAATGGATTGGTGGTTTAACAGCCATCGCTATTACAAAGTGTTATTCGTTCGTCGCAAGATATCCATTCATCGGACGGCACCGGACGTAATGACGTTCTACGTTCAATTATTTTGGAAAGGGAAAAACCGTGGCAAATATAGAACTGAGTATTCGGGAATGGAAAATTCTCAAACTCGCACTGGATGAATTGCATGATGTCTCTGCTGTAGTCGATGGGCATTCTGTAACTCTGGCAGAATTCAACCATGTATACGATCGAGTTATGGCTGGAATGGGAGAAGACCTCAAAAGAATCGAGGATGAAAACAAGGAATATGCATCCTCATTCTCTGCGGATGATGCCGAGCAAGAAGCCCGGCATAAGATGCAATTAGCGTCGGCAAAGAAACTTTATACCGGCGTGGAGCGTCGGAAGAGTTAAGAGTTCAGAGACTAGGATTTACACATTGTATTTCCTAGTTCCTGCACTTTTGCAGGTTTTATCAGACGGAGAAGGAGATATGAAAATCAAACTCTCGTTTCGCACTCTCCTAGATGCTTGGAACTATGCACGACAGCATGGCATCAAGCGTAAACCCCGCCGTGTTTCCATGCACGAGTGGGTTCTCTGATTACGATTACAAGTTGTAATGCCCGGGTGGCGAAATAGGCAGCACGCAGCGCACTTAAAATGCGCCGATCTTAGATCGTGCGGGTTCGAGTCCCGCCCCGGGTACCATCCGACCATAGCTCAATGGATAGAGCAACGGATTTCTAATCCGTAGGTTGCAGGTTCGAGTCCTGCTGGTCGGACCACAAACATAGAATAGAATATAGCCGATGGGAGTCGGCAAAACCTAAGTTGCAAGTAGTATAGGTATTCACTGACGTACCCTTGGATGCAACCCAAGGATAAGTGAACTATCGTGTATCCTGTACACGATGGGGGAATTCCTTTAAATGACACGTATCAATGTGGTTCCTGTTGAGGAACTATGTGACCAACATCTACTAGCAGAGCATAGGGAACTCACACGTATCCCTAATGGTTTGCTCTCTGGTCGTCTCTCGCTGACCTATCATGACCGACCTTCACACTACACGCTAGGGGCTGGTCATGTAAAGTTTTTCACTGATAAGATCGGGTATCTTTGGCTGAGGTATCTACAATTACATTCCGAAGCTGTTTGTAGAGGATTCAACGTCACGGATCGTTGGCCTATGGATGCCAGGAATATTCCTGAAGGATTGTGGAATTATTACAAGCCTACGCCAGAAGCATTGGCGTTAAACCGTGCGCGTATTCGTGAGCGCATGCCTATCCACCCTCGATTTACAAACAAACGTGGATAGATACAAATTGTATCGGGTCTTAGTGACTCCAATTGAGTGGATTGAGAGTGTGTGCTCGTTTGTGCGTATCTTTCTATGGCATTATTGCCATTACGCCAATCCAGCAACACATATTAAACATCCGCATTTAAAACACTTTGGGCAATGGTCCGTGTTCAAAGTTGTTTCTTGGTCTTGGACCCATCGAAACGAGGAATGATATGACTCCTGAACGTGCAAAAGAACTGTTGCCTATTATTCAGGCATTTGCTGCTGGTAAGACCGTGCAGTATCGCCATCAAGACAGCTTCGATAGCGAGTGGAGAACTGTTGACAACCCCACATGGAGCAATGGACATATATACCGCATCAAGCCGGAAACAAGGAAGTTTCGTGTTTGTTTACTAAGGGACCCGATCCGTGCGCGCGCCTGGTTGGTCAATAGTACTGACCTAGATGTCAACAAGGTGGAGAGCTATCCCAACTTCATTCGTTGGCTCACCGATTGGGTGGAATATGAAATCCATGATTCAACTACCTGAGGGGTTAACACTAAAACAATTTGTAATTCAAATCTTCAACGCCTATTACTCCCGTGATCCAGAAGGATTGCGGAAACTTCTTGAATCTCTTATTGAGGTGAAACATGAGCAAGATCATGTATAAACTGGTGTCTAAGGACTGGACCACACATGGGGGTATGAAGTGGGAAATTGGTAAAACCAATTGTGCTACGAAACCAGGCACTGAAATGTGTACAAACCAAGTGCTTCATTGCTACAACGACCCAAGACTAGTAGTAATCTTCAACCCTATTCATGCAAATATTTCAGGACCTCACCTTCTGGAAATTCGTGTGGATAAGATTGTCAATTCGGATGGTTTGAAGTTTGCTTCTAAAGAGCAGACTCCAATTAAGGAGATTGAACCACCTAAACTTTCCCTGAACCAAAAAGTTGCGTTTGCGATTAAATGTGCTCTATTGGTGTACAAAGAAGCATCATTTGTGTCTTGGGCCAATAATTGGTTGGGTAATGTGGATCGCTCCGACTCCACCGCCGCCGCCGCCTACGACTACGCCGCCGCCGCCTACGCCGCCAGAGCCGCCGCCTACGCCGCCGCCTACGCCGCCTACGCCGCCGCCTACGCCGCCGCCGCCTACGACTACGCCGCCGCCGCCACCGCCTACGCCGCCGCCTACGCCGCCAGAGCCGCCGCCTACGCCGCCAGAGCCGCCGCCTACGCCGCCGCCTACGCCGCCGCCGCCTACGACTACGCCGCCGCCGCCAGAGCCGCCGACTCCACCGCCTACGCCGCCGGCCTCGCCGACAACAAAGTTGCCGCTGACAACACTCTTGGAGATAAATTTATCGAGATTATCGATTGGGTAATGGAGAATATTGAATAATGGCTACTGAAAGAAACAAAGTTAGAGCACAACAACTGCTCCTTGAGGGTGAAGTAGGTGTCACGGGGCTCAAAGAAATATTGACGTTCCTCAGTCGTTGTGTTTGTTTTTTGTTGGCTCGTTATATCAACGGAGATTAAAATGCTGATTCGTAAAGTTGATCGTTACACGTATGATGTGTTTGGTGATGTGGGCTTTGACAACTGGAGCCGCATCCACAAGTTCCCGTGGGGATACAAAGTTGTAAAAGGTATCCGACTGGATAAGGAACTGATGGATCAAGTGATCCAAAAGCTCCAGGAGTTTCCTCGTGGTTCTCTTCAAAATGTGTGAGGTTTAAATGCTTCGTAAGATTCGTTATCACCACTGTCAAAGTAAGTGGTGGAAGACTGCCTACAAGGGCTACAGCATCATGATGATTCCTGTGGATCAGGAATATGTGGAGCTGCGCCATACGTTCTGTTCCCAACAAGATCAATTCTGCAAGAGGCAGGCTCGTGAGGAATTGCAGCACAAAGAAGGTGCTATTATTCCCGTGAGTCTTCTTCCACAAGCGGTGGCTGAAATATCTTCTCAAATGTGGAACGGCGTTCGCATCGGCACCGGCGTTCATGGGGAAAATGCCGATATGTTTGCTTGGTTGTGGAAGTATTTTCTGTGAGGTGAGTTATGGACTGGATTGATATGACTAAACTCCTAGTGTTTGTTGCTGGGTTCGCGGGCATTGTTCTTGTGTTTTGTTTTTTGATGGAAAAATTGTAAATAATCATGTGCCCTATCTGTCACGAAACTCGTGTGTGTAATAACTGCATCAATGCAGAGCTTCGCTGTATTTCCTACGAACAAGAGGAATTACAACCTGTAAAGAGGAAATTCATTGGCTCTGGTGAAGATGTTCGTTTGGAGGATTTGGAAGAATGCTTGGACTAATGAAGCAAGGCACACAATTGCCTATGGATGAAGTGATGACGTACCTGCGTAGTATCCAAGGTGCCGAGTATCCTTCTGTTGTCATCTATCCTCTTGGGCACATCCATGTGCTCGATCTCGGGGACAAGGCTATCCAGAAGTTCAAGGATGCTGATGAGTTCTTGAGCCACATTCGCAAAGGAAAGAAGTGATTACTCTCTCAATTGAGAAACACAAGGGGTTATATACTCCTAATTTTCCGATCAACAATCGACGATGGAATCCCATCACTAATGAATGGCAGGATAATGATCGACCTTCAGAAAAACCAAAACTCGGCAAACTTGAGTACTCGTTGCACCTACAACGCAAGGATATTACTGTAGGGGACTGGGTGGTTTACTCTGGTTGTGTGCAGTTGACTGAAAATAATATCTTCAAAGTGGTTTACGTTGAGGAAATGCACCATTTGTGTAATGACTATGACCACGACAATAATCCGAAGGCATACATTATTAAACCTGTACATGGGAGTCCGTTCAAGAGTTCTTGCTCATTCCATCGTAAGGTGGCTGAAAGCGAGGTGCCTCAAGAAATCAAGGATAAATTCAAGTGATTACACAATCTATTTACAAGGTTGTATCTAAACCACACAGAACTCCACATACCAACGAAGCCAAGCCTCGATTCGTTGCTGGCTCTGAAGAACACAAGCGATATATCTTCCAGAAAACCTTGGATGAAACCAAGTTCGAGCCGGGAGATATGGTGTGTCGGCGTAGTAAACGAAGTAAAGAAACTGGTCAAGTCATCAATGTGGAAGACACATTTGAAATGGTCAGTTGGAATGGTTTGATGTGCAAGTTCATTGAGGTTTATTGGTACGACAGCAATGATATGGGCTTGTATCATCCTTCTGAATTAAGAACGGGGTAAATATGTATCCTTACGTGGTAATGGTTATGAAGGAACCATACAACATCACTAATTATAACTTCATTGACGATCAAACAGGTGGGGTTGCCAAGGCACTTGTCTATGCCAATCCTACGGAGTATAACCAACCAGGATTAGATAGTACAGAAGATTTTTTGCGTAGGTCGTCCATTATCTTCTGCAAGACTGCTCAGTTTGCAGAAGTGGCTGCAAAGGAATTGGCAAAAGCACAGCCTGGAGCTGAAGTCATGATCCTGCAAACTACTTCTGTGGTTACTGCTCCCCCTGGTGTTCCTGTTGTTTCTACTGTTACTGAGAAAGGAGTTCTTCCGAAATGAGTTATCTTAAGCAAACCACCAAGATGGGTACCTGGAAGGCCCGTAAGGTTGAGAAGGGCCATCGTGCCTCCCGTACCCCTGGTAATAAGAAGGGCCTTGTTCCTCCTTCATGGGCGAGATATATCTGCCGATCCAATCGTTCGTACAAGCATTCCATGTATGAGCGTTGGTCTGAACTCTGTAACGGTCAAAAGATTAAGTGGAGTGCTGCATGAATCTCGCTGCGTGTAAGCTGGGTACGGGAATGTTCTTCCCGTTTGACAACATGGGTTTGTTCAACGATAGCAAGGTTGTAAATAACCCTGATGATCTGACATCAGACGATTGTCTCGTCGTTTGGGGTGGTGCTGATATTAGTCCCAGCCTGTATGGCAAGAAAGCTAGTCGTTATTGTCATGCAGATGAGCAGCCGAGTTATCGTGATGCTTACGAGTGGGCGTGCATGCAACGTGCAAAGGAACTAAAGATTCCTATCATCGGTGTGTGTCGTGGTGCCCAGATGCTGTGTGCATTGGCTGGTGGTCATCTGATCCAGCATGTTGACAATCATGGTAGCCATCACAGTGTGGTGACTAATGATGGGCTGGAACTGAAGGTTAACAGTCTGCACCATCAGATGATGTATCCGTGGAATGTTAACCATGTGCTTGTTGCCTGGTCCAAGGATGCACGTAGCGGGGTTTACTACGATGAAAACAATCTTGTAAATGTTCCGTGTGAACCTGAGTTTGTCCACTTCCCTGACGTGCGTGGCGCTGCAATTCAGTGGCATCCTGAGTTTATGTCGGGTGATGCTGAGGCAACTCATTACCTTGCTAATTGGCTGAAGGAGAATCTTCTGTGAAACAGGTTATTTATGGTGATTGTGGTCTTCTAAGGGATTATACACCTAAGTTTGAAACTGGACTGAATTCATCTTTTAGAAATGACTGGCTTTTTACCCAGCCAGGGGAGAATCTAACCAATGGATGGCCTCTGGCAATGGGGGCATCATTGGGTGCAACCAATTGTTGTGGTGGATTTACTTTCACTCTAGTAGGTAGTGTTAACTATGTAACTTTACTAGAACTTCTTAGGACTTTGAAGAAAACAGTATTTGTCTTCTCAACTCCAAATAACGGAGGTGTTTATACCGCTAAGGAGGTTTCACGACAATTTCAAGCATTGAAAACCATAGCAGAAGAAAGGTACAAAGGACTTCAGCTTCAATGTATTGAATTGCAAGAGGGATTACTTTACTTGGTTACGGTACAAATTAATAACCAAGATACCTTTAAGTCCTTCTACAGTGGAGAATAAACCATGAAACTTGGCAGCCTATATATTTATCAGGACTCTCAATATACTTGGGAGAAATTAAAAGAATTAAAGTTGAAGGATTGCGACCATGCTATTGTTGTGGGGGTAGCCAACGTTGGTAGTCACTTCGATCTTGACTACTTTCTCAAAAGGTTTCCACAATTTAAAGTAGTCCATCGTCTTCCTGATATGATTAATAATAATTATTGGGTACCTCCTGAGCAGTACAAAGATTCTTCTCACATGCTTCAAACCGCAATTCTCACTTGGGATAAGTAACATGCAATTCAAAATCGGCGCAGACCCCGAGATTTTCGTGGGTGATTCTCAATCTGTTCGTTCCATCATTGACAAGATTGGGGGGACTAAGGAATGCCCTGCTCCTTTGCCTCTCGGTGATGGTTTTGCTGTGCAAGAGGACAACGTAGCGTTGGAGTTCAATATTCCTGCCTCGTCTGGTAAGGATCAATTTGTCAGCAACATTTCTGCTGCAATGGAATTCTTGGAAAACGTGGTCAAGGATCGTTACGGATACAACTTTGTAAATCAAAGTGCCGTGAGTTTTCCTGAATCTGAACTTATTGATCCGCGTAGTTGGGTGTTCGGATGCGATCCTGACTTCAATGCGTGGACCCTGAAGCGCAATCCTCGTCCTAAGGCGAAGGATCGTAATCTCCGCTCTTGTGGTGGGCATGTCCACATTGGTTGTGAACTTACCAAAGATCAGAAGATTGAACTGGTTCGCATGTTGGACATGAGGCTTGGTGTTCCGTCCACTCTGATGGATCAAGGGGAACTCCGTAAAGAACTATATGGTAAGGCCGGGGCTTTCCGTGATAAGCCTTATGGTTTGGAGTATCGTACCTTGAGTAACTACTGGGTGTTCGATAAGAAGTTGATGGGTTGGGTGTATGAACAAGTAGACCGTTCACTGGACGCAGTGATTAGTGGTGAGTCTGCATCTTCTGAGAAGGACAACATTCTGGCTGCTATCGACGGAAACAACAAAGACATCGCTGCGATGCTGGTTGGGAAGTATTCTCTGGAGCTTGTGTAATGCTGGAAGTATTCAAGTCTAATGGGTGGAATGATTTCCGCCAACGGTATTCAAATACCTACGGGTGGTATAACCACGAAGGCAAGAAAGTCATGGTTCACGTTGACGAGGTGTTTGAGGATGAAGTACATTTCTCTGATAAGAATGGAGTAAAGTACAACGCCATCGCCGACAAAGGTGTGACGTTTGAATTTCTTCCCGTTCAGCGTGGTGTTTACAACTATGTAAATGATGACCTTCTGTACGTCAGCCGCAAGCCTGCACGTATGTGGAAGCGTGGCATTGCGATGGACAATACAAACTTTTACAGCTTCCGAAAAGGTGCTGTTCGCCCAGACTTCTCCATGTTGGAGACAGTGTTTGGTACTCCTGCCACTAACCCCATTACTGATTGGGTGAAGGGTAAGAGAAACAATGTGGCTCTGTCCCCACAGTTCTCTGTGTATGACAATAAGGTCTTTCTATATGACCAGAAGATTGGGGTGTACAAGACTGGAGTAATTACCCTTGACACTAATCTGTTCTCTCAAGAAATCACTGACCTCATTCGCAAGAATGATTTGGCCTACACTGTGGAGGTGGCTAATGGGTGACTATAGTAAGCATAATATCGCGGAGATCACTGGGCGTAAACCACCTACTCCGTACAACTCCAAACATGGTACTTTGACTATGGCATCCCCTGCCACCGTCGTTGGATTGGAATTGGAGATTGAAAACTTCACCATTAATAAGGAGCATGTTTTTGGTGGATTCACTTTTACTACTGATGGTAGTCTCCGTAATAATGGTATTGAGGCGATCACCAAGCCTGTAATGATGGCGCATGTGCCTCCATTGTTGGAAGCATTCTATAAACACTTCGGTGTCACTCAGGATAATTATTCTGAGCGATGCTCTACCCATGTGCACATGAATGTGCTGGACATGACGGTGGAACAGTTAGGTACTCTGTCGTTGTTGTATCAAACTCTGGAGAGACTGCTGTTTGCTTTCATCAGCAACAATCGTGGGATGAATATCTTCTGTGTTCCTTGGTACCAGTCTAGTATCAATTACACGCTTGTAACGAAGATGTTTGCTGATCCACACTACACCTTGCGCCGGTGGCAGAAGTATTCTGCTCTCAACTTCCTTCCGGTGTATGAACAAGGGAGTATCGAATTCCGTCACTTGTATGGTACTTGTGATGTGAAGTTGATTACCTCGTGGTTGAACATCCTTGGACGGATGCGAAACTATGCAACCACATTCTCTCTGGATCACCTGAAGAAGCATCTTCTCAATATGAATACTATTTCCAACTACAACTCATGGTTGGATGAAGTGTTCTTGCAGGATGCCTATCTCTTGAAGCAGTTCCGTGACTTCGAGGGTGAGTTGAGTCTCGGTGTGGTGGATAGTAAGGCTATGTTGTACGGGTCTTCTGAGAAGAAGGAAAGCTTGCTCGAAAGGCTGATTAGACGCCAACAAGAAGAGAATCAACAGATTATTGCAGCACAGCGGGAGATTGCCGCGCAAACTGCACAAGCTCCTCTTAATCCATGGAATTTTACTGCAGTTGACCAAGGGCTTGCTGTCAGACAAGGTATGGCTGCACAGAATACTGTTGTTGTTGCGGGTACAGCAGGTCAAGGAAATTGGGTTCAACAAGCGGCTCAACTGCAACCTCTCGAACACTGGCCGGAACCTCAGGACTTTGGTTTTCCTGATGATGACGACAATAATTTTTAACTAGGAAATACCTAAATGTGTGGACTTGTTTGTGTAATTACTAAGCAGCAGAATGGTTTCAACAAAGAACAACAGGATGTGTTCGAGCTTCTGTTGTTCATTGATACTCTGCGTGGTGAGGATTCCACTGGTACTTTCCTAGTGGAGAATAATGGGAATGTGCATCTGGCAAAGGATGCTCTCAATGGGGCTAACTTTATTGAAACGAATGAGTATCAATCTCTGAAACGCAAAGCGTGGAGTTCAGGTTGGGCAATGGTCGGTCATAATCGCAAGGCAACTCGCGGGCAAATCACCGACAAGAATGCACACCCGTTTGTAGTTGACAACAATATTGTTCTAGTGCATAATGGTTCTTACTTCGGGGATCATAAGCATCTGAAGGATACTGAAGTTGACAGTGAGGCAATTGCTCACCATATCTCGGATGCTGGTGACAACATTGAAGAGGCAATGCGTAAGGTACATGCCGCTTATGCGTTGATCTGGTACAACGTGGAGAAGAAGCAGCTTCATATCCTGCGTAACGATCAACGCCCTTTGTGGCATATCGAAACTCCCAATGCATACATCTTCGCCTCAGAGAAGTCTTTTCTGGAATTTGCAATTACAAGATGTAATCTGAAGCCAAAGGAGGCACCATATCTTCTTGCTGATGAATACTTGCTGACGTACACTCTCAAAGATAATCGTAATACTGATTTCGTCCAAAAGGAGGTGGACGTTAAGTACCGATTTCAACAAACACAGCACACCAATCTCTTTCCGCACGGACAAGCTACTCCGGTACGCCAAATCGCACACCATAACATCGAAGACGCCTGCGGTTACTGGCCCGGCTGTGGTTGGGGTGAGTTCGATGGGTATGAGGGAGCAGCCGAGGATGTCCCGTTTAGAACTCCTGCTAATGATGGGAATAGCACTCCTCGTTTACCTGCTCCTGAAACGCCTGTAGTTGATACGTCAAATATCAAGGAACATTTCGGGAAGGAACCTGTGAACACACCTAGATATATTGCGGGAGAAAAGATGTATGATGTTCTTGGTGAAAATGCTGTGGTTACTAAGTTCAAAGAATACCAGTCTACTGCGGAGAAAATCAAGACTGGTCAGAAACTACGTGTCATTATCAATGACATGATCGAAGCGGATGATAATCCGAAGACTACAAACTTCTTCTTGATGGGGGAGACTCTTGATGATAGTAAGATTCACGTTAGCCTTCCTATGAAAGAGAATGATTTTTCCAAGTTAATGAAGTGTGCTAATGAGGCAATCTTTGAGATTGAAGTTGATGCCATCACTTGGAAGCGTACTGATCTAAAGGGGTCTACCAACATGGAGGATTGGGAAGGTATGATGATTCTTCATGGTAAGAATCCTGTTCAAATCGTTCCAGTGGAAGGGGAAGAACATCGTGTCCAATAAGCGTAAGGTGGTTAAGATCAATCCTAACCGCATCGTAGTAACCTCTCACAATCTGCGTTCAAATGCTCTTAAATCTCTGGCGAGTGCTCTGTCTGAGCGCGTGGGTTATAAAGTATGGCGTGTTACTCCTGATAGGGTACGTGGTCGCCGAGCTGTGGTATTCCATCAAGGGGTGGATAAAATCGAGCAGTTCCGGCGATTCCACGAAGCAGGAGTAAGCGCTCCAAAGTTCTCTACTAATTACAATACTGTAAAGGAAGATATTGACTCAAGACAAATTGTATGCCGTGCTCTCACTAATTCCTCGGAGGGTCGTGGAGTTTCTATTCACGAGAGGGATTCTGAGTTACCCCGCGTACCTCTCTACACTGCGTACATCCCCAAGAAACGGGAGTTCCGTGTCCACGTCTTCGACAACGAAGTAATTGATGTTGCGGAGAAGCGTAAGCGTCGTGGGGAGAATCCTGATCGCAACACTCAAATCCGCAATACTGCTAACGGTTATGTCTTTTGCCGTGGTGATATTGTTGAGCCTAGCGATCTTAGGGCTCTCGCTGTATCTGCCGTTCGTGCTCTTGGACGCACTCAAGGGGCAGTCGATATCATCTGGAACGAAAGGCAGAACAAGTCTTTCGTACTGGAAGTAAATAGCCGTCCAGGTATGGAAGGCACAACCGTGCAGCGTTACGTTGATGCTGTACTTCGTAGGTACCAATAATGCGTTGTATTAGTTGTAACCGTGCTCTAAATGATTTCGAGAGTACAAGAAAAGATACTCATGGGAATTACTTAGATATGTGTAGGAAATGCTTTCGGGATATTGAGGATGTAGTTCCTACCATTGATCGTGATGATCTTAACGAGTTTGAAGAACTTGATGATGAAGATTTTGCAGAGTATTCTGAAGAGATTGAAGAAGGAGATGAAGATGAGTGATCCTATTTACGCATTTAGAGAAGATATCCCCGGTGCTTGTGGTATTTGCCACATCCAAGACTTTAATACTGAGGACGATTTTGATCTAGAAGAACTTACTGAGTGTGGTCGATGCGGCGGTGCCGGGTTTGCTATTGCTTCATTTATTGAAACTACAAGTGAATACCACCGGGCACAGGCTGAAAACTCTCAACAAGCATACGAAATTCTCAAGAAGAAATATAAGGTTGTATATGAATCTCCGAAGAGATTGAATAACAACACTGGTAATATGTTCTGGTTCTGTGTTTATGATACCACTAAAAAGGGAGAAGAGTAATGGCTGTGTATGCTTGGGATGACCAGGTTCCTGGTGCTTGTGGTGTGTCAGCTCTGAACGGGTTTAGTCTTGATAATGGGGATTGGTTGGGTCCATACTTAAAAATTGGTAGTAAAAAGTTGGACAATGGTGGAAAACTGGTATTTGCTTCATTTATTGATAACGAAGAATGTAAAGCTGCGTATGATGAAATGTGTAAGCATTACAAGTTGTTATACCAAACTGAGCCGCGCCCTAATAAGTTTCATGGAAATAGAAAATTCTTTGTAGCTCTGTTTGAATATTAATGAGTAGGTTTGACCATTATGAATGCTGTCCAAAATGCAGGGACAACGGTAGGGATTCACGAGGGGACAATCTCGCTGTTTGGTCTGATGGCAGCGCTCACTGCTTTAGCTGTGGGCACCATGTGTGGCCGAAGCACTACGTCCCCAAGCAAGAGGAACGAAAGGACTGTAATGCCTCAAAAGTGTTACCTTCTGACTTCACCAGAGAAGTTCCAGCAAGAGGATGGCGATGGCTCCTCCAATACGGACTCCCATACAGCTACTGGCAACCGTACACCGGCTATTCTGAAAAAGATGAAAGACTCATCATCACCATCCCAGACACAAGTAACGTGGCCTTTTCCCTCGGGCGTTACATCGGAGAATCCTCCTCCGAAGGAAATCACGCATCAAGAAGAAAGTGGTATGCCTACGGAAACTGTCATGAATCCGCCCACCTGCTCTACCCAGGATGGAACAAAGAAGGATCAGAAGGCAATGACATTCGTGGAGATTATCTTGAGAGCAGAGAGGTCGTCCTCGTAGAGGATATTATCTCAGCACATAAAGTAGGACAAACAAATGCTTGCATTCCTCTTTTTGGTACTCATATCAGCGATCCCGTTGTTAATCTTCTTCGCTTTATTGGATTACCTGTGGTATTGTGGCTGGACAAGGATCAAGAAAATGGTATTCAAAAGAAAGCAATGGGATTATCTATTCTCCTAAATAAACCAGTGAGATATATATTTACCTCAGCCGATCCTAAATTACACAGTGTAAATCAAATTAAGGATATTCTAAATGAATCGGTTTAAACCAGAACGGCTGGAGCCCAACAGCGTGTCTATGGGTATGGATGAGAATGGTGCTTGGGTGAAGTATGATGATCTCCCTGTGTGGTACAGGAAGAGTGTGGAGCTTTTTGAAAGGCTCACCAAGGGGTCTAAAACGCCCCAGGATCAACCGAAACGAGCAGAGTAAGGGGTGGGTAGCCATGAAACATAAAATGGATTGTGCAGCGAATCTTGGAAGCCAATGTGAATGTGGGCTTGACAAACAGGAAGAAAAGTGGTACACTATTAACCTGAGTGAAGAAGAGTGGTACGCTCTTTTTAGGGCGATGGAAGATCGAGTTGAGTTGTATCACTTTCCAGAGGATGCTTTCCTCCTTGACAGATTGATAAATCTTAAAGGAAGTACTTGACAAGTTGAAGGAATTGTGATACCCTAATATAATTAATTATTAAAGGAATATAATTATTAATTATAATTTAGAATTAATATTAATTAAAATACTTCTCTATAAAGAGAAGTATTTCTTATATAAAGAATATATTGATATTAAATATATTAAAGAAAACCTTAATGAGGTTTTCTATTTATATAAAGTATTAGATACTCTTCATAATGAATTAAATAAAGATTTAAGTATTGATGAATTAAAAGCAGCATTCTATGCTGCTTATCCTGATAGTAATTACAATGTGTATAATCCGCTGTTTGATGCTATCGCAACAGCGGATATTTCATTGGAGGCTGGAGACAAGATTCTCCAGCAAATCAAGCAGAGGAAATCTCTGCTGAAACTAAGCGAGGTAGCATATGCTGCGACCCAAGGTAGGGCTGTTCTCGAAGACGTTCAGCGACTCACTGAGGAAGTCTGCTGTGCGAAGGAAGAAGTTCTGGATGAAGAGGTATTTGTCTCAGATGACCTCGAAGCGCTTATTCAAAGCGCTGTGCAAAAACCTGGGTTACGATGGAGACTTAACTGCCTCAACAAATCCCTCGGATCGCTGAGAAAGGGTGACTTTGGTTTCATTTTCGCTAGGCCGGAAACGGGCAAGACTACGTTCCTTGCCTCAGAAGTGTCCTACATGCTTACACAAACGGACAAGGACATTATCTGGTTCAACAACGAGGAACAAGGTGAGAAGGTCATGCTACGGGTATACCAAGCATTCTTCGGGGTTACTCTACACGAACTCATCGGGAATGCCTCTACCTACCGTCAAGCTTTTTCTGATCGTGTGGGGGGTCGTTTCCGTCTTGTCGATAATGCTTCGGTTACTAAAACCAATGTAGAAAGGCTTTTACAACGTGTTAACCCCGGGTTGATTATCTATGACCAAATTGACAAGATTAAAGGCTTCAAGGCGGATCGTGACGATCTTGTATACGGGGAAATCTATCAGTGGGGTAGAGAACTCAGTAAAAGCTACGCGCCTTCCATCGGGGTGTGTCAAGCGGGTGGTATGGCGGAGGGGCAAAAGTGGCTCACTATGGATCACGTATCCAACGCGAAAACCTCGAAGCAAGCTGAAGCGGATTGGATTTTGGGTATCGGTAAAACTCACGAAGAGTCTACCGAGTACATCCGGTTCCTTAACATCAGTAAGAACAAACTCATCGGTGATGAAGACTCGCTTCCTAATCTGAAGCATGGTAGATTTGAAGTATTGATTCAACCAGAACAAGCGAGGTATAAAGATATTGTGGATTACCAATGAAGCTAGTCTATGACGTTGAAACTACCATTAGAAATAAAGGCAATCCCTATACAGCAAGTAACCGCCTCGTCTCATTCAGTGTTAGAACAGAACAGGATAACTCTTGCTCTTTCTTTTATCACGATCACCCGGCTTTCATCAGTGAGCTTAGGCGCCTTATTTCGGAGGCTACCTTACTCATAGGACTGAATCTAAAGTTCGACATTGCTTGGGCGAGACGATACGGAGCAGTAATCCCTAAAGGCTGTAGAATTTGGGACTGCATGCTTGCTGAATTCATTTTATCTGGACAAACAAATTCCTTTGCCAGCATGGAAAGCCTATGCGAACGGTATGGCATCCCTGGCAAGGAAGATGCGGTGGCCCAGTATTGGGCGCAAGGTATTGATACCGACAAGATTCCAGTAGAAATATTACAAGAGTATGGAAACGGTGACGTTGAGCGCACTTGGAAGATTTACCAAGCACAACTCAATGACCCCCGCATGACTCCTAAATTACACAAATTAATTCTTCTAGATGGTGCTGATCTTTTAGTGCTCCAGGAAATGGAGCAGAATGGATTGAAATATGACATTGAACGGTCTAAAGCTGAAGCTGAAAGGCTTAGGGCAGAGCTTACTGAAACCGATAACTTTCTGCTTGACTTGGCTGATCGCTTTCCCATTAACCTTGATTCTGGGGATCACCTCTCTGCTTTTCTCTATGGCGGCGAAGTCGTTATTGAACGCACAGAGCCTATTACCCTTGTCTACAAGACTGGTCCCCGTAAAGGTGAAGAGTACACTCGCAACAGAGTGGTGGAAGTTCAGAGAAAGAATTTTCCAGGTTACTTTAAACCATTGGCTAAGAGCGAGATTGCTCGATCAACCCCCGAGCGTCCATTATATTCTTCTGCGGAGCCTATTCTTAAACAACTCAAATGTAGATCAAAGATTCAGCAGCGAATTATTGAATCGCTACTTCGCAGAGCGGAACTCTCAAAACTGATTGAGACATATTTAATTAAGCTCCCTGAGCTTATTGAAGAAATGGAATGGGGTGAGTATCTACATGGGCAGTACAACCAAGTGGTCGCGCGTACTGGACGGCTTTCGTCGTCTAAACCAAACATGCAAAACAATCCTTCTGAGGTGGACCGGATGCTCATCACCAGATATCCCTGACCCCAATTGGACTGAAGAAGAAAGATCAATGTGGGAATATGGTGAAATGCTGCGGCGAACAGATTATTATTGATGTTAATTAACGCTGATGTAAAAAGCCTTGAAGTTGTAGTAGCAGCACAGTTATCAGGGGACAAAGTTCTTTGCCAAGAGATTATTGGCAAACAGGACATCCATGAAAACAACAGAAGTGCTTTTGGTCTTCCCTCAAGACTTATTGCCAAGGTGTTCAAGTTCAGGCTTATTTATGGTGGTAGCGCTTATAGCTACGCCCATGATCCTGATTTCATGGCTGTGTCTGCCGACGAGAAATTCTGGCAGAATGTGATTGATAACTATTACAAGAAGTATTATGGTATTGCTGCATGGCACAAGGAATTAATCTATGAAGCACAATCAACTGGACGACTTGTGATACCGTCTGGACGATACTATCCAATTACTCCAGACCACTCCAAAAGGAATCCGTGGCCTCTCACGGTCATCAAGAACTACCCTGTGCAGGGATTTGGAGCGGATTTGGTTAAACTGGCCCGTCTCAGAGCAAATCAACTTCTTGAAGATGCTGCAATCGAAGCACTTCTCGTCTCTACAATCCACGATTCAATCGTAGCAGATTGTCCTGAGAAGAATGTAGAAGCTGTGGGGCGTATCCTTTTACAAAGTGTAATGGAAGTGCCAAAGCTCTGCAAACAGATTTGGGATTATGATTTCAAGTTGCCGTTGACGGCAGAAGTGCAGGTCGGTCATAACAAGGCTGACATGGAAGAGTTGACTTTCAACTGAAAATTTGATACACTATTAGTGTACCCTTTAGAAAGGAACTAAATGCAGATTAAGATTGTTAGTGTAACAGTAGAGTATGTTAAGAATCCTGGTAAGAAGCAAGGCTATGACAAAGCCGAGATTGTCTACCGAGATGAACGTAATGAAGTAAAGACGAAGAACATTGTTTCTTTCGCAAATCCAGCAGTATTCGCAGCCATCAAGGATGCACAAACAAATGATGTCTTTAACGTTGAGTCTACCCAAGACGCCAAGGGGTATTACCAGTGGACAAGTATTACTAAGTCTGATGGCGCCGCACCAGCTCCGGCTGTTTCTAAAGCTGGCTCCCAAGGCTCAGGTGCCCCTATCGGTACTGGCCGAAGCAATTTTGAGACTCCGGAAGAGCGAGCACTACGGCAGCGACTAATTGTTCGTCAGAGTTCTCTAAGCACTGCTGTAGAGGTTCTTACCACAGGTGCTAAGACGGCCCCCGACAAGGACGCTGTGTTTACTCTGGCTGAAGAGTTTTATGATTGGGTTTATCAAAAGCCTGATCTCTTTGACCAACCGAATGATTTGAATACGGATATCCCGGTCTAAAGTATGATTAGGATAGCCTCAAGGCAAGCAGAGAAGTCAACTCACAGATACAAACTCGGCGCTGTAATTGTTAAAGGTGGTAGGGTTCTTTCCACAGGTTACAACGAGATTCGCTACTCTAAAGAACTACAAAAAGGTAGCATCCATGCAGAAGAAGCAGCAATCTTGAAACTTCTTAAAGCTAAGAGGCTATCCGATCTTGCAGGAGCAGATTTATATGTTAGTCGTATTAGTCACGGTGGGTATTCTCGCCTTAGTTGTCCTTGTGCTGGCTGCATGGCTCTCATTAGAGCTGTTTTGATTAAGAAAGTGATATACACAACCGATGATGGAGGTACTGCAACATTATCGCTTTAATTGATGCAGATACACTTTGTTTTGCAGCAGCTTCTATGGCTGAAGGAATGCCAGAAGCACACGCAATTTGGAATGTAAATAATGGACTTAATGCCCTTCTTGCCGCTTGGAATATTTCTGATTACCAATTGTTTGTTACTGGTGAAGGTAATTTCAGATATCAAATTTATCCAGAGTACAAAGGAAATAGACCTAAAGAGCGTCCTCAACACTTACATGCTTGTAAATCTCATCTTGTCCATGAATTTGGGGCATTATGTAGTAATGGTTATGAAGCTGATGATGCGATAGGTATCGCTGCTTATAAGCATCTGGAACAAGGTGATGAATATGTAATTGTGAGTATTGACAAAGACCTCAATATGTTGGAAGGCCTGCACTACTCACCAGAGATTACTCGTGGAGGTAAAGTTGTCAAAGAAGCAAGACGATACCACGTCAGCCCAACAGACGCCATTAAGTTCTTTTACCATCAGCTTCTCATTGGAGACACCACAGACAACATCAAGGGAGCACCTGGAGTGGGTAAAGTTAAGGCTGAAAGAGCACTTAGCGGACTTGATGATGAGCGATCCCTATATGAAGCAGTTCGTCCACACTATTCATGTGACGAAGAACTAGAACTTAATGCAAAGGTTCTCTGGATTTGGCGTAAAGAGAATGATGACGTTACAGAAAGATGGAAGGAATTCAAGATTGACTAATTATCGAATCGTAGAGATTGAGTTTGACAATGGGGATAAGAAGTATCGCTTAGAGAAGAGCGCTCCAGGTGGTGAATGGGTGAGTGTGTATCAACATGAGAGCCTGGAAGAGATTCGTGCTGCAAAGCTCAAGCGTGAGACACAAACTACAGTTAAGGTGAAAGTTATTGAGTGAAGCCACAGAATAGTGACTATATCATCTTTAGAGACAAAAATGGAATTCAACGAAGACGGTATTTGTCTTTATGTCCAGATTGTGGGGCAGAAAAATATGTACAAAAGCATTTAGTTAAGAAAAATAGACGATGCAGAAGTTGCCAGTATAAAGCATTCGCTTTAGATGAAGCTAGAAATCGTAAAATTGGTGATACTCTTAGGCGTAAGTATCAAGAAGACGTAGAGTTTAAAAGAAGAGTAGCTGCTGCTAAAGTTGTAAAAAGTGGTGATTCTCATTGGAATTGGAAAGGTGGAATAACACCACTAACACAAAGGACCAGAACCTCTGAAGAATCTAATGCATGGAAATTAGCAGTGTTACATCGAGATAACTATACATGCCGTATTTGTGGTAGTAAAGAACAGCTACATGCCCATCACATTAATAGTTGGGCAGAATTCCCAGAGGATCGTTTTATTTTAGAAAATGGTCTTACTCTGTGTAGTTCTTGTCATGAGCAATATCATCGGTATGAGAAAGAGGTGAAGAAAAATCTTACCAAGTAGTAGTAAAGCAAAAGGAAGGAACTTCCAGAAATATGTCCGCGATAAACTGCTGGAGACGTTTCCCGATCTGGAGCCCGATGATGTACGAAGCACTAGTATGGGCGCTCCTGGGGAAGACTTGCAGTTATCTCCTGCGGCTCGTAAGAAGATTCCGTATCAGATCGAATGTAAGAGTAAGGTTGCATCGCAGGTACACACGTATTATTCTCAGGCTAAGGATCATGGAACTCATGAACCATTGGTAATTGTAAAGAAGGATAGAGACATTGCACTAGCCATTGTTAGTCTTGACCACTTCCTTCAACTTATAAAAGGAAAAGAATAAATGAAGATTGACGTTAAGTTTAGGGATGAAGATGGTAACGTAACTCTAGAGGGGTACTTGAATCGCAATGAGGTATCTTTCCTTCTACAGTTTGCAATCAATGAATTGATGGCCGAGGGTGTACGCTTCAATATCGCTAATGATCTAGATGAAGATGAGGAACCAGACGATGATGATGAAGCTCGCCTGGAGTTCCCGAAGGAGGAATTAAACTGAGTAGAACTCATCTCGTAGTTCCAGACTGTCAGGTAAAACCAGGGAATGATCTTGAATTCCTTAAAGCGATTGGTAACTACATTGTGGCGAAGAAGCCAGATGTGGTGGTCTGCATCGGTGATTTTGCGGATATGCCTAGTCTATCGTCTTACGATGTTGGAAAGAAGGATTTTGAGGGACGCCGGTACAAAGCTGACATTGAAGCATCAATTACTGGAATGGAAACTCTCTTGGAACCTCTCCAATCGTACAATGAGAGAGCTAGAAAAAATAAAGAGAAGCAATATCATCCAAGATGTGTCCTGACACTTGGTAATCATGAAAACCGTATTAACAAGGTTGTAAATAGTGATCCTAAGTTGGATGGCACTATATCTGTTGATGATCTACGTTATGAAGCATTTGGATGGGAAGTGTATCCGTTCCTTGAACCTATCGTTATTGACGGTGTGGCTTATTGCCATTACTTCACTACTGGCGTTCTTGGTAAACCTTGTACAACCGCTCAACTACAACTGAACAAGAAGCACATGAGTTGTGTTGCTGGACATCAACAAGGTCTTCAGATTGCAACAGCGTACAGAGCCGATGGTAAGCGTCTAACCTCTGTAATTGCTGGTAGCTGCTACGAGCATGATGAGGACTATATGGGACCACAGGGCAACAAACACTGGAGAGGATTACTCATGCTGCATGAGGTCAAGGAAGGTGAATTCGATCTTATGCCTGTTTCACTCAATTGGTTAAAGAAGAAATATCTATGACATTAACTGCTGAAATTTTCAAACTATCGGCTCCATATGATAATCCGTATCAAGGAAAAGATTATCGAGTGTTATTCGTTTGTAGTGCGGGCCTTCTTCGCTCGGCTACTGCAGCCAATTTCTTTGCGAGAAAGGGTTATAATACTCGTAGTGCAGGTAGCGCTCCTTATGCTCTGGTGCCTTTATCAGCTAATTTAATTCATTGGGCACAAAACATTGTATTTGTAAACCAAGAAAACTATGAACAAGCCCTGAATACTTTTGATAAAGACCCTGACTTGTACCACATGATTCAGGATAAAGCGCAAGTGCTAAAGATTCCTGATAACTTTGAGTACAACAATCCTGTGTTGATTAGTATGTTAGAGGATCAAGTAGCTCTATGACAGAGAAAGACCCTAATGGAAAATCTCCTCATGAACCAGGAGCAAAACTTGATGCAGGGAAGTCGGCCATGTTTCGGGGGTTACTTGCATATTTCCCTAGAGCGTGTGAATCAGTTGCTGCTGTATCAACTTTTGGAGCAACTAAATATGCTTGGAAAGGTTGGGAATCCGTTCCAGACGGCGTTGAACGTTATAGTGATGCGCTGGTTCGTCACCTTGCCAAAGAAGGAACAGGAGAGGCTAAAGACCCTGATTCTGGATTCCTCCATGCAGCGCACACAGCATGGAACTCTTTAGCCAGACTTGAACTACTTCTTAGAGAAATGGAATCAAAGTGAACTATCTACATCTGTTTTATTACACTGGTATTGGTACTGCTCTTACCACACTAGCTACTCTCTTCACTGCAAACAAGTATTTGGCTTGGGCACAGAAGTCTTTTCTTAGTTTATTTGCATTTAGCTCCGTGCTATGGATGTATGTCCTGTGCAGCGCTATTGATTATAACAATCAACAAATTATGCAGCTTTTCATGGCTGTGTTCTCTAAGCTAGGAAACCCGACCTAATGGATTTAAACACTTATCAAGATAAAGCTGGTGAATATCAAGTCAAGACTGCTCCCCCTGAAGAACGTGTTATGGGGCTTCTTGAAGAGGCTGGGGAAGTTGCTGGTGTATTCAAGCGATTGCTACGAGGAGATTTCCCACCAGAGCAAGCCATGGCAAGACTTCATAAAGAGCTTGGTGATGTACTATGGTATGTGTCTCGTGTTGCTGCTGACAATGGTTGGAGTCTTGAAGATATTGCCACTACTAATCTGGAAAAGCTGGAGTCTCGTTCCGTGAGAAACCTAATCCTTGGTTCAGGAGATAATCGTTAATGGAAAATATTGGTATTAAAGTAGAAGGTGTGTCTAGTCGGACTCTAGAAGACCTTACGACTGCTATCCTGCTTGTGTTGGATACTCCTGTTGGTGATTCTGTAAAAATGCACGCTTTAGATACTTTAAAGATTCCATTTGGTCAGCCGATCACAATTGCAAATTGTAATATCCAAATGGGTAATACATAATGCCATATGTAACTATTGACGATCGAGAAACCTATCACCCTAAGTTCAAGGTGGCTAGTTTCCCAGGACAGTTGAACTATCAAATCACTGTTCTGATTACAGAGTACATCAAGAAGCATGGCCTGAAGTATCAGAACATCAACGATGTGATCGGTGCCTTGGAAGGTGCTAAGTTAGAGTTCTATAGGCGTGCTGCTGCACCATATGAGTCAATCAAGATTGAAGAGAACGGAGACGGTTTATATGAGTAAGTTAATTTATCTGGCCTCGCCGTATAGCAAGTACCCTGGTGGGCGTAATGCTGCCTTCTTAGCTGCTTGTGACAAGGCGGCTGAGTTGATGCTACAAGGGCATTTGATCTTCTGTCCAATTGCCCATAGCCATCCTATTGAGAATATTGGTATGGATGGTGAAATCAAGGATGGTGATTTCTGGCTGAAACAAGACTTCGCAGTTCTGAGTAAGTGTGATGAACTGTGGGTGTATCAGATGCCTGGGTGGGATACATCCTATGGTGTTGGCAAAGAGATTGAATTTGCTAAGAAGAATAACATTGAGGTAAAGTATTTGGAATATGAATTTGACCGAAGTAGTACAGAAATTACGGCAGACTGAGGAGACTATTCTACTAGAACTGCTAGAGCTTACATCTGACGATATTGTGGATGCGTTCCTGGACCGTATTGAAGACAATTACACTCGTGTAATCCGATTCATTGAAGAAACAGAATGACAGGCAAAAAGACCTATAAAGAACGTGAGACTGAGCAGAAACGCGGTAAGAAGCGTTATCTGGAACGTGAGATTCAGGACAAAGAATCCAAGAAAGAAGTAGAAGAGTTTTATGACGATAAGGGGCGCAAAGTCCCTCGTGACTGGTTGAATTTTGGGGGAACTGATTAATTGACAGAAAAGAACAGATTTAGGAATTCATTTGGTGAAAACATTTTTAAATACAAATACGCCCAAGGACCTGCCGATACTTGGGACAAGCTTGCAGAACGACTTGTTGAGGATGTGTGCGGAACAAGGTGGGGAACTACATCTGCGCTGCTCTCTGACGGAGACAGGAAACAACTTGTTGAGTACATTAAGACAATGCGGTTTCTCCCAGGAGGCCGCTATCTCTATTATGCGGGACGCCCCTATAAAGCCTATAACAACTGTTTTTTACTTCGAGCGGAAGAAGACACAAGAGAAGAATGGAGCAACGTAACATGGCGGGCAATGTCCTGCCTTATGACAGGAGGTGGAATTGGAATCGACTACTCTAGACTACGCCCAGCAGGCAAAGCGCTTACTCGAACAGGCGGAACAGCTTCTGGTCCAATCCCTCTTATGTGCGCGATCAATGAAATCGGACGAAACGTTATGCAGGGTGGATCAAGACGCTCTGCGATCTACGCTTCTCTCAATTGGGCGCACGAAGACATCCATAGTTTCCTTAATGCGAAAAATTGGTCAAGCCACAGGATTGGTAAAAGCTCACTAACTTTGCATGATGCGAAGCAGGAGGATTTCAATTTCCCTGCTCCACTAGATATGACTAATATCTCAGTGAACTATGATGATGCTTCGCTAGTTAATGGATTGGAAAACAATTCCATCTTTCTAAAGAATGTGCATCAAGCATTAAGTACTGGTGAACCAGGCTTCTCTTTTAATTTCGGTGAGAAACAAAATGAAACATTGCGCAATGCTTGCACAGAGGTTACTTCTGAAGATGATTCTGACGTATGTAATCTTGGAAGCATCAATCTGGGCAACATTAAGAGTTTGGAAGAATTTAAAGAAGTGGTTG